TCAGCGTTGGATTACTTCGCGTTTGGTACGACAATAGTTGCGCATAATGCTCCGTTTGACCTGGCGTTTATCTCGCGAGTATTCACGACTACTAGATTCGTATGTACTCGGGCACTATCGAAGTTAGTAGAACCGAAAGAATCCGCGAGCTTAAAAGACGCATGCTCTCGTCATGGGATCGAATTGAACGGACATCACCGCGCGATGAACGACGTTGAAGCTACGGTAAAAGTATTCGAAGTGCTGCAATCAATGGCGGAAGTCCGGCGTGTCCTGTACCGGAACGTCGTGATAGATTCGGACGAGCGTCCACTGCGGTACGTTCCGCCACATGCGATTGTGCGGACTATGCGGAAGGAGGCGAAGTAGGTGGCGAAAGTAATCTCGGACATCGACTCTAGTAGAAAAATTACATTTGAATTTACGGAAAAGGAATTGGCGACGATTGTCTTCGCACTGGGTACTTCGATTCAACGAGAAATCGACCAAGAAGCCGCTAAGTATTCAATACCGTGTTCAAACACGGACGAAAGAGCCGGCCTTTGGTTACTTCTTGAGCAAACATTACTTTCTAAGGAGGCGGTCGTATTTCAACAGTAATTACGAAAACAGGTGCACAAGTATTACGTGAACGAACACAAGCAGACGAGGCACTCACGCTAGGTGACCTAATGGTATCCGATTTCCTCGCGATGCTGGATACATGGCATACAGCTCCCGAAGTGTACGACGACGAGCTGGATGCGCAGATTCACCGATGGTACGCGGATATCTTGACGAATAAATCACGTAAGATATGGCCGCCGAGGAACATGCCGTACTTCTCGCCTTCCAGCGCAAATAGTTGCCGACGAGAGTTATACGAGAAGATGCGGAAATCTCCGAGGGACAAGCGTGCTCAACCTCCGCACCAAGGTCGATGGACTCGCTTCGGAACCGTGATCGGCGATTCGATTCAGCGCGATTTACTCTTCATCGAGAAGCATTACGCGAGTCATACGGGAGAGAATCCGGCGTTTACGTTGGATAGAAACGAGCGCGGAGAGCCGATGTTCGAAGACTTCGCGAAGAAGAACCAACTCGTCAATCATAACGACAAGACGTTCGCTCTCCACGGAACATGTGACGGCATTCTGAATTACGGCGGAATCCGTGTCGGCCTCGAAATTAAGTCGAAACAAACGACGGCCGCAAAGACATCGCACTACTCGATGCGCGCACCAGACGAAAGCCACGTTAAGCAATGCGTGACATACTCGTTAATGTACGATGTCGACCATTACATCATCCTGTACGTTAACGCGGCAAAATCAGGCTGGAATATGAACGACGAGCAATACGCAAAGAATCCGGATGTACGTGCATTTCACATTCACATCACGGAGCGCGACAAGCAGGCGCTTCTCGACGAATTTACGGACGTAATCCAAGCGGTAGAGGACGGCAATCCTCCGCCGGTCAACCCGGAGAAATGGCTTTTCAACGGTTTCAAAACGGCGATTGCTCGGTCGTTAAGTGATGAGGAGTTCGCACAGCTCGAACGTAAGGTTGCGCAGGTTCTCCGGTCACGGATGACTGACGCGAAGAAACGGGATTATGCGAGATGTCTCGATGACATCGTTCGATTACGAGGGGAGGCGGTGTGATGCGCGTTAAAGTAGCCGGAACGAACTACGAAGTTGTTCGCGAAAAAGGACTTGCGGCAGGTAATGGAATTTATGGCGATGTTAATTATATCACTCACCGGATACGAATCGACGAAGATTTGTCGCCTACTCGCGTAGGCCAAACGCTAATTCACGAATTGTTGCACGCAGTGTTCCACGAAGCTGGGTACAACGAGCAGGACGAGGACGTTATTAATCGTGTAGCTAACGTACTCTATCAAGTTCTTACGGACAATGACATAAACGAGCAGATTGCGAGAGCTGAGCGTGAGGCGGTGGTATCGTGTTAGAGCATCCCGACATTACTCGCGTGAATCTAACGGGATATCCACGACCGCAGACGCAGCCTTCAGATGTCACTCGATGCAAGACGTGCAGAACGGAGAACGGATTCGACGGCGTGTACTTTCGCCTGTACGACGAGATAGACTTTTGCAGTCCGTCATGTATCGTTAGCTGGCTTATCAAAAACGGCGAAATCGTTCGCGTGGAGGTGAGCGTTTGACTACGTATCACCTCGGATTGGACACGTCACTCACGAAAAGCGGATGGGCACTCATTGGAGTTGCCCAACGAACCGCTTATCTCATTGACTACGGACTCATCAAATCCAACGCGAAGTTATCGGATGGCGAACGCTTACGGCAGATTCACGCAGGTATCACCGGAATCATCGAAAAGTATCCAATGATTGAACGTACTATTCCTCGCGAAGAAGGCATCGTCCGATACAATCTCGCAACACGTCAAGTCTTCAAGGCGCATGGAACGACGGAATTCGCGTTGGCAGATTACGATATCGCCGACGTGAATATCCAGACGGTGAAGGCGTGGGCGCGACGTGTTACAGGATCGCCGGGAAGTCGGAAGGACAAGGCGATGGTTGTTGAAGCTGTCCGAAAATACTTCGGCAATCCGACGTTGCCCTTGAACAAGGAAGGGGACGAGGCGGACGCCGTGGCCGTTTGCATAGTGTACCTAATTCGAGAAGGATTGATAGACAATGCATAGGTATAAATACGAACTAGCACTACGTGCAATGAGAAATTGGGAAATTAATATCTACGACGGGACTATACGAACAAGACAAGGTTTGGCAAGTACCGTTGGTTGTAGAGGCTATAGCCTAATCACTACTCGGATAGATGGCAGAAGCTATACTTTCAAACAACATCAAATTATCGTCATAGCTGCTGGTCTTTGTCCTATTGGATTTCAAATCAACCATATTGATGGAAATAAACTCAATAATAGTATTTCAAACTTAGAGGTTGTGACGGGAAGTGAAAACATTCAACATGCCTTTCGTTTGGGATTGAGAACAGTCACTAACCGGAAGTTCTCGGACGGAGACGTAAGAGATATTAGATCAATGCTATCAACTGGAATTAAGTCTAGTAAAATCGCGGAGAGGTACGGAGTAAGTAAGCAGACAATCTATAGAATCAGAAACGGTACTTACTATAAGGAAGTAGTTTGAGCAGTAGAAAATAGCTGTTTAGGAGGAATCGCGTGACAAATCAATTGTTAACCGACACATTTATCGAAAATTATCCGGAGTTTCCGGCACATATGAACGCACTTGGAACCTTCGTGTATTTCCGCACTTACTCGCGCTGGCTTCCGTCTAAGGGACGGCGCGAGACGTGGAAGGAGACATGCCGAAGAGCTGCGGAATATAACGTACAGCTCGGTGTGAAGCATACGAAGAAAATCGGGTATCCGGTGGATTACGAATGGCATCGAAAAGAAGCCGAGATGCTTTTCGATAATATGTTCAACTTGCGCCAATTCCTATCGGGACGGACGTTGTGGGTAGGCGGTGCGGAAAACGGAGTCGCGGACAAGTATCCACTGTCAAATTTCAATTGTTCGTTTACTAATATCCGATCATGGTCAGACTTGGGCGATTTGTTCTATTTATTACTTGTCGGTACTGGAACCGGCTTTAAGTGTACGAAAGCATTCGCGGCTGGACTCGCACCGATCCGAACGAATACAACGCTCTTGCATTCCGATTATGAACCAGTACCGAAATCCGCACGATACGAACACTCCGTACTCCGCGATATGGAGAACGGCTATGCGAAGATTTACGTCGGCGACTCGAAGGAAGGTTGGGTCGAGAGTCTACGGATATATCTCGAAATCTTGACGGAAGCCAAGTACGAGCATATCCATACGGTGAAAATCTCGTACAACTCGGTTCGTCCGAATGGCGAGCGCTTGAATACTTTCGGGGGAACCGCGTCGGGTCACGAACCACTTCGTGAGATGTTCGAAGGTATCGACAGTGTACTGAAGAATCGGATTGATCCGACGTTGGAACCGTTGGATGTCGCTTATCCCGATCCGTTAGGGTATCTCGCTGGTAGAGACGATGATCGTCCTTACGAAGATTACCGCAAGGTACGTCCGATTCACATCCTTGATATCGCGAATCTCATCGGAAATAACGTCGTGGTCGGGGGCGTTCGACGAACTGCGGAAATTGCGTTATTCGACGCAGACGATTACGAATGTATCTTCGCTAAGTACGGAATCAACGGAATATGGGACGAGACGAAGCACGTGAAAGTAATCGAGAAGACTCGGGCGTTGGGACTCGAAGAACAGGCGCGATTCCTAGAGAGTTTGCCGCTATTCGATCCGAATGCTCGTCCGTTGCATCATCGTCGGATGAGTAACAATTCCATCGCGTTCGAGTCGAAGCCTTCTCGCGAGATGCTAAACCTCATCTTCGAGATGATGCAAGGCGAAGGTGAGCCGGGATTCGTAAACCTCGAAGAAGCGCGAAGACGACGTCCGAATGCAGAAGGACTTAACCCCTGTGCGGAAATTCTTCTCGATAGTTATGGCGTGTGTAATTTGACGACCGTCAATATGATGGCTTTTGTGCGGGACGGCGAGTTTGATGTGCGCGAGTTGACCGAAGCCCAACGCCTGTCTGCTCGCTGCGGTATACGTATGACGCTCGCCGAGCTTGAGATTCCGCACTGGAACGCAGTTCAACAGCGAGATAGACTGCTAGGAACGTCGTTAACAGGCGTGAAGGATGCGCTAGCAGCTGTCGCATTTTCTACCTTTAAAGAATCGGGGTTCCTTGGGACACTAGGCGAGCTAGCCCGCGAAGAAGCCGACAATTACGCGAAGCGACTACGTGTATCGGCGCCACTCCTCGTCACCACCGTTAAGCCCGAAGGAACACTCTCGCAAGTAGCCGGTGGTGTATCGTCTGGTCTACATTGGTCGCATTCGCCGTACTACATCCGCAGAATCCGGATTAACGCTGCCGATCCGCTGGCTCGCGCAGTTATCGACCTCGGATGGACAGTGAATCCCGAAGTAGGAACGCCAGGTGAAACGCATGAAGAGCGCATGGCAAACGCGAGAACGTACGTAATAGATTTCCCTGTCGCATCTGGAGCAACACGAACGAAGGACGACGTGTCTGCCGCGGAACAACTCGACACATACTTCGCGTTCCAACGCCATTACACGGAACATAATTCGTCGAACACGATTACGGTCAGGCCGCATGAATGGGCGGAAGTAGAATCGATAGTTTACGAGAAATGGGACGAGTTTACGGCGGTATCGTTCCTCGCGCTGGACGGCGGTACGTATCAACTTGCGCCGTATGAGGCGATTACACGCGAACAATACGAAGAGTTATCCGCGAAGATGAAGTCGTTTGATCCTTCGATATTGCAGCGATATGAGACGGACGGACTGAGCGATTTAGCGACTGACGACGTAGACTGCTCGACGGGAGCGTGCCCTATTCGGTAATCAAACGGAGGTTTTCGAATGGCATCGATAGTCATGTACGAGATATTGACGAGCATACGATTACATCCGTTTCTCCTGACGGCAGCCGAGATCCACCGGCTGTCCGAAGGAGAAACGCGAGAAGTAGACGCGATGATTGCGAAGGGATTTAGGAAAGGAGATAAACCGTGGAGATAATCAATACACTGGGCGGCGCGCCTATTAGTGAAGTGACGTTTTGGGGCTACGTATTATTTTTCCTTCTAATGCTCGGGGTCGCGCTCGTTTTCTTTTCTTTTGATGAAGGTGACCTTCTTTGCTTCTTGTTTGGTGTAGTTACGGTGATTGTTGTTATTGTGTTGTTTGTGAACGGAGTTGGAACGCAAGAAACAGATAGGCTCACCCCGACAAAGTACGAAGTCCTTCTCCGCGAAGGAGCCGTCATTGACGCGACCAAATACGAGATCATTGAGCAGCGCGGGAAGATTTTCGTTATCCAAGAACGGGAGGCATCCGAATAATGTTCGACATCATCGCGAGAACTATCGAGTTATTACTTTGCGGAAAGGGTGACGACGAGTGAAAGAATGGGCGCTGGAACATCCGTTTCTTACGACCTTCCTGTTTCTAGTGATCGTCGCTGCGATTGAATCAGGCGTTGGGGAATGGGCGAGAGCATTCGCAATTAGAAACCGAAAGGGGCGCGAATAGATGAGCTTTTTACTTATCGCTGGAAAAGACGAGGGGTTCACGTTTGAACAAGCATGCGTATGCGAGCTAGATGGTGAGTTTGACGTCGAGTCTCGAATCAACTCGTTACGCGGCGAGGGCTTCCGCATCTTCAAAATCTATAAACACACCGTTCGCGTTGACGATGTTATTGGCGACGTTAAGCGATACGAGGAGGGCGAATAAGTGAACGTTGAACACGCGAAAGGTTTACGGGAAATCCCCGTCAAGATCAAGCGTCTGCATCCTGACGCAGTCATTCCGAAGTATGCGACGGATCTTGCGGCAGGCTTCGACTTAGTTGCGGTTGAGGATGTCATCATCGAGCCAGGTGAAACGAAGCTGATGCCGTTGGGATTCGCGGTGGAGATTCCGGATGGATTCGAGTTTCAAGTCCGGCCGCGCTCGGGAGTGACGTGGAAGACGAAGCTTCGCGTTGGTAACAGTCCGGGGACTGTGGACGGGGATTTCCGCGGGGAAGTGAAGGTAATCGTTGATAACATCGAGCCGCCCATTTACGAGAAGTCCGGTGAGTTGGCGATGACTGACGTGGTGGTATCGATGTGCGGACGTAATGACGATGTTACCTTCGCGAATACTGATTACTTCCCTTCCGGAACTCATTACATTCCGAAAGGAACGAGGATCGCGCAAGGAGTAATCGCTCCGGTCTACCGCGCAGACTTTATCGAAGTTGACGAGTTGGGCGAGACGAAAAGAGGCGACGGCGGCTTCGGATCAACCGGAGTTAGAACGGGGGTGAGCGCGTGATTATTACGACAATTAAAGTTCGCTCAGCGTCGCAAGATGACGCGAGAACAGTATGGCGCAGAGTTGACGGCGCGCTATTCAACACGGATACGGAAGAATCTATCGAATGGGAAATCTCCGAAGAGGAGGACGTAGTATGAACACAGTTATCGCAGTGATGACGGGATTATTTACGCAGATGCTCGCGATACATTACTTCGACGGGAACCGGTTCGACGGATTTGTCGGATACTTACTCGGATTTATCGTCGGATGGATGCTCGTCGAATCGAACAAAAGGAGGACGCAGAGTGAAAATTGAGCTAATCGCACATACGCAGTTATCCGAGGAGTTTCACGATAAGTACGATAAGCCTGGCGGCCATTCCGGATGGGACGGCAATCATTTGGACGATTGGGGCGTCGAGGATAGTCAAGTCGTAGCGCTCGCCGCAATACGATGTTGCTACTCGCCGCTGAAGCCTTCGGAAATAGTCGCGCAGGAAGGTGAGAAGTATTTCGGTCAATCCGCAACAGATGGCGAGGAAGGTACGGAAGCCGACCGATTGATCCGCCACATTGTCGCGAGCAAGCACACGTCCACACTCGAACATATCACGTACACATTCGCAATCGAAGGCGTTAGCCGTTCGCTCCTGGCGCAGCTCACGCGTCACCGCGTCGGATTCTCGTATTCGGTGCAGTCGCAGCGATACGTGCGTTTCGGCAGCGATGATAAGTCGGGAGGCTTCGAGTATGTGACGCCGGAATCGTTAGAGGGTAAAACCACACCTGTTAATATCGGCGGATCTCCGGTCTATTGCGGAACGGCAACAGAGCTTTACGCCTCGGTTATGCGAGGGCTACAAGCGGCATACGACGAATTACGAAAGGCAGGCGTTCCTCCGGAAGACGCGAGAATGATCCTTCCGAACGCCGCCGCATGTAATATCGTCATGACCGTCAATCTGCGCGCATTGCACGACTTCTACGCGAAACGCAAGCGTGGGAATGGCGCTCAACACGAAATTTCCGAGCTGGCCGAACGTCTCCGCGAAGAAGTCGTGGGTGTAGATCCGTGGACATCGAAGTTTTTCGAGTAATAACGCCCAACCAACGCAGTCTCATCGGTATTATCTTATAGCCAACGAAAAGGAGGCGGTCATATAATCGTTTATCTCGCGTTGTTGCTCCATGCGATCAGCAACGTTGACACAACGCTTGTAGACGTTAAGACGACTAAACCCATCGAAAAAGTTACGATTGAGTCCGCGCAAGAGGAACCGGAGTGGGAAACGTGGGTGCTTACGGCATACGGCGATTCGCCGGAAGAAAACGGAGGTTGGACGATTACTGCGAGCGGCGATGAGTTCCGCGATGACTATACGCTCGCATGTCCGAAATCCCTTCCGTTTGGCACCGAAATTGAAATCGAAGACATCGGAGTCCGCGTTTGCCAGGACGTAGGCGGCGCGATAAAAGGCAAGCGACTCGACGTGTTTATCAGGAATGCTGACGAGATGCAGCGTTTCGGGCGGCAGGAACGGAGAATCCGAATATTAGATGAAAAGGGGACGGTTGAATGAGCGCAAATGTAACGGTATTAACGGATGAGTTGGGATTGCAACGTGAGTATCGCGAGATCAAGCGTAATGCGAGAGACGGTGAAATGATCAAGGTAGTCGCGATTAGTCCGGAGTCAAACAAAAACAACAAGGTGCAGATCGGCGAAATATTTACCGTTGAGTGGGTTAATGATGACGGCGATGTTATCGAAGTAAAGGAGCGATTCATTGATGGACTATTCTCGCCAGACTGGAAAGGTCTGCGTGAATACATCGTCCTCGAACCGACCAACATCGTCCACGTCAACGGTGAACGATTCCGACTGGTCGAACGTAAGGCAAACGTTGGCGAGCGCGTGGTTATTACACACGAAATCCATTACGCGCGATTTGAGGACGTTAAAATTACGGGATTTGATCACGACGGAGATGCGCTTTTCGACTATGAAGGTGCAGAACTGTACGCAAAGACAGAGTGGTACCGCGTTCTTGAACCGCTAACTTCCGCAACTCCTGAACAACCAATGGAAGACTCCATACAGTCCAACATTGACGGTCTGATCGAAACCGTTGCGAATCTAGCGCGGAGACTATCGGAGGCTGAAACGCAGTTGCGAGTTGTTTGTGAGGACATCGTATTGATCGAGGATGGCGTAAGCGAAGAGATCATCGAAAAGGCGAAGGCGGACGTTGCGGAGTTGATGTCCGATAATTACGAGGATAAGTTTGTATGGTTCGCGGAAAAAGACGGGTACTTACGCTCGGAATACGTGCAATTCATAGTCAACCGAAATAAACGCACTGTAGTCGCATTGGTTCGTAGTGAAGGCACTGACATTATACGGAAGAAAGGCATCGCAAAGTGCGCGCCTAACGACGTATTCAACGTTCATATCGGCAAGGCGATTGCCCTTCGTCGCGCACTCGGGTTGGACATTCCGCTGGAATACGTGAGTATGCCGCATCCGGACGAGCCGCAAGTTGGCGATTATGTGGAGTATGAGGGTTATGTTGTAAAGGTCGAGCCGTCGGAGGGAGTTTATTACTACACAAGTGGTAGTTGCGCAGTCGGTAGTTATGTAGCTCGCAATGGAAGAATCCTCGACGACTCCCGCGACGGTCGTTACGGGGAGGTGTACAGTGTTTGACCTTAACGAATACTCTCGCGTGGATCGGTCTTGGTTGCGTAGGGGCGATCGCTTTAACCATTACGATACTACTAGGTTCATACCTACTTCAAATGATAGAACGCAGTACGATGCGATGGCTTCCGATGTTCCGCATTCTATATCGGTTCTATCAATCGTTGCCGAAATCGGAGTTTGCCTATAAATCTCGCTACTTCCTCGCGCTATATGATCGCAATGAGCTGCGGTTTACTTATGTCGAAGCACTAACGGGCGAATATCAAAACGAGGAAGAACACGAACGCGCAAGGGATGAGCTGAAGCAACGATTACGCAAGAAAACGGAGGTGTCCGAATGAGTCACAAAGTTTACGTTATCTATTACGATGGAGAGCCGTTCAAAGGAAACCGCGCCGCTTACTACACGAGAAGAGACGCGAATGCTGCGATTACTAAACGCGAAAATGCTTCTGTTCGTTACTCCGGGCGCGAGGAAAACGCAGAGAAAGTCGAGGCAGAACGGAGACGATACGAGGTTGTTCCATACGTAGCGAAAGGGGTGTCCGAATGAACATCGCAATCACCGGAAAGATGCGGTCAGGCAAGGATGCGACAAGCAGGTATCTTTGCAAAACGTACAGCTATACACAATTCGCGTTCGGCGACGAATTGAAACGATATGCAGACGAATTGTTCGGAGTTCATGGCGGCGGCAAACGCCGTGAACTCTACCAATGGTTCGGGCAGACGATGAGAGAGCGTGATCCGGACATTTGGGTGCGGAAGTGCTTCAAGAGAGTCGAAATGTACGCAGGGCGTCCCGTTTGTTACGGTGATCTTCGTTTTGGTTGGGAGCATCGAGCAGTTATCTCCGACCTACGCCAACCAAACGAATATGAACGTTGCCGTGCGGAAGGCTTCGTCATCATCCGTGTGACAGCTCCGGATGACATCCGCATCCACCGCGCGATAGAGTCCGGCGACAAGTTTATGTATACGGATCTCGTACACGAGACGGAATCACACGTGGACTCTTTCGAAGTGGATTACGAGATATCGAACGACGGGACTCTCGAACAACTTCACGCGAAGATAGACGAGGTAATGGAGGCGATCGGCGTTGAACGGATTTGATGAACGGGAACATCTCGCGGCCTTGCGTCGGGCTTTTGTACGAGGATATCAACTCGGATACTTTACGGGGATGGCTCACGGTCGACACGGACATATCGACCCAACGCCGCCCTCCGGATACTACGAGTTTGAGGAAGACGAAGTAGAAGGAAGCGAGGTGACCTCATGATCACTGACGTATTGTTTTCGTCAAAAACGGACGAGCATCCGACGCCGCAGTGGTTCTTCAATGCTCTTAACAAGGAATTTGGATTCACACTCGACCCGTGCGCCACTCATGAAAACGCAAAATGCTCGCTGTATTTTACGAAGGACGACGACGGACTCTCGCAAGACTGGCGCGGGCATACGGTATTTATGAATCCTCCGTATGGATCTCCGGAACATCCGTGCAAGCCGAATTGTACGAAAAAGAAATGTGCAGAGCGCGGATGGCACACCGACGCATATATTCCGGGAATCATCGATTGGATGCGAAAGGCTTACGAATCAAGCCTTGAGGGGGCGACTGTTGTCTGCCTCGTCCCTGCGCGAACAGATACAGAGTGGTGGCGTGACAATGTTGGGTATTACGATTGGGAAACGGGAACGCAAGTTAACCATGCGAGCGAGGTGCGACTTGTAACGGGGCGGCTCAAGTTCGGCGATGCTAGACACACCGCCCCGTTTCCGAGTGCTGTCGTTATCTATCGAGGGAAAAGAGAATAGGAGGCGGTTTAATGGGCGCAGTAAAAGTCGACATTGCGAAGGATTCCCGCAAGTACACGCAATCATACGCGTTAAACACTTCGAAAGGAGTCGAGAAGTTGCTTCGCGACCGGCATAAGATTGCCGCACGTAGGTTTACCGGCGATTACGTCGCATGCGACATCATCATCGATCTAAACGAAGCTATCGACCGAGCGAAACTATCGAGGCGGCAAGCGGAAGCCATTACGTATCTATACGGATGTGGTTTGACCCACGAAGAGTCTGCGGAAGAGATGTCCGTTACAAGGCAAGCCGTAACGAAGTTTAACTCGGAAGCATGTAGGAAGATTGCGAGAGTCTTTCGCGATTGGGATTACGGCGAGGTATGCGCTGATATGGCGGTAGAGGAAGCGGAGGGATTGCGTGAGTAGATTCGACTATATCGAATTGTTCGCGGGAATTGGTGGCTTCCGTTCTGCGTTGGACGAGCTAGGCGGCCGGTGCGTCTTCGCGTGTGAAATCGATAGATTCGCGCAACAGTCGTACAAAGCGTTGTACGACGGAGCTCCAGAACTACGCGGCGACATAACGAAGATTGACGCGCGAACAATTCCGGATCACGACTTGCTTGTGGCGGGGTTTCCTTGTCAGGCATTCAGCGTCGCAGGACAGCGTAAGGGGTTTGATGACACTCGCGGAACATTATTCTTCGAAATTGCACGTATCGCGAAAGAGAAACGTCCGAGAATGATGCTCCTTGAGAATGTGAAAGGCTTATTGTCACACGACAAAGGACGTACTATCGAAGTTATGGCGCAAGCACTCAACGATATCGGATACGCGATTGACTTCGTGGTGTTGAACTCGAAATACTTCGGCGTTCCGCAAAATCGCGAAAGAATAATCCTCGCATGTGCTCGTGACACACAGCATGAGCCGTGGGATATCGAAGGTAAGGACGTTGTATCCAAGGCGAAAAAACGCATCCAGGCGTTAGGTGTTAAAACGTTTAATTTCGATTGGCCGACTAATAGCGCGGTTACTAAACGCCTGCGAGATGTCCTAGAATCGGAGGTCGACGAGAAATACTACCTGTCCGAGGAGAAGACAGTGAAACTTATCGAGCAACTCAACGAACGGAATGACTCGACCAGCCCTGTAATTTTCGGTTCACTCGAACACTACGGTAACGATCAAATGAATCGCGTGTATGATGTCTATGGCGTCGCGCCTACGCTCACAGTCGTTAGTGGAGGTGGGCGTGCACAAAAGATTGCGGAACCTCAATTGCAACAATATTCGGATGGTTCTGGTGTAGCTTATACAGTAGACGCAAGTTACGCGAAAGGAACTTCGCCCAGAGACGTTGGTAAGGGGCGTAGAACTCACGTAATTGAAGCGTGCGCACTCACGGAAAGACGGTCGGAAGAGGCGAAAGCTATTCGAAGGGAGTCTCGAAAACTTGGCCGTGATTTCTCGCCGAGACGCGGCAAAGTCATAGTTCCGCGCACAGATGGGTTATCTAATTGTGTTACTGCAACGCAAACGATAGAGCATGCGTTACTTGAAAAGCCACGTTATCGCATTCGTAAGCTTACACCTCGTGAGTGTTGGCGTCTACAAGGATTTACCGACGCGCAGTTCGATAAGGTACGAGCTGCTGGCGTGAGCGATTCGCAATTGTATAAGCAGGCGGGGAATGCCGTCACAGTTAACGTTATCAGCGCGACAAGCAGGCGTTTGATACAGCGGTTACTAACGGAGTCTGTCGGCGGCAACGGACAGGCTTCGGAAAATCAACGAGTGGAGGCGGTTATTTGACAACATTCCGAGGGGATTCCGATTACAAAGCGGCTTTCGAACGCGCGGCAACGCGTTTGATTGACGCAATGGTCGAAGACAGAGACGAGCGCATGGCGGCAGTACAAGCGCTGATTGCCGAGTATGTAGCGCAAATAGGTGAGCGGCCAGATGGTGGCATTCTCGAACAATTAACGGCCTACATCCTATTCGAAGAACTCGAAGGGGATATGCGGACGGATAAGATAAACGATGAGTATCCGATTCTAAGCGAGCGCCAAATGGCGCGCCGATTCGAACGGGAATGCGGATTAGAAATCGCGGAGAATCACGATACAGAAGGAAGGAATCGCGCGACTCCGATTAGACGACGTAGGACTGCGAAGGAATCAAGATTCGTCGATAAACTTGCGCAGATTAAGAACCGGAAACGCAGCGCGCAGTACAAACGAGACACTTCGCCAGGGGCGGTGATCTCGTACAATCTGCGCGATACCGGCGGAGCGTTTGCGGATGACTTCGTGGGTTGTCGCGGACTTGGCGAACGTTGGGCAACCGGATAGATAAAACGAAAAGAGCCTCGGGTCATCTCCGCGGCTCTAATTATCATCTATTACTAATAGCTCGTTTATTTCACAATCAAAATACGTGCACAATTTGACTAACAGCTCGCGAGGATATCTCTCCATAGTGTCGTTGTACATATTTTGTACGGACTCTAGTCGGTAATCTATATCCCGCGCCACCTGTCTAACTGATATTCCTTTTTTATCAACAAAAAACTTAAGATTCGATTTTATTACTGACATGCTATTGACCTCCTATTGAAAATATATCTTGATACGGAAAAAGTGTCAAATAAACATTGACACGCTAAAAGGGTCATGTTATATTATATATAGGTGATACGTTAAACGGGTCACCGAACAGATGGAGGTGAGGACAAGTGAAAGATTTGGTTCAACTGATTACGGCGATCATCCAGTGTGTTACTGCATTCATCTTGTTTCGCAATAGCCGTAAAAAGTAAAAAGGTACTTATCGTTGCGCCCCACGCAAAGTAAGTACCGGAGAGGTCAGTCCGCAAGATGGCCTCTCTCCAAATCTTATCACTAACCTCACCTCAGATCAATATATGCAGGAGGTTGGACAAGCATGGATTTGATCACATTAGGTATTTCGCTTGCAGCATTGATTTTGAGTATTGTCGCGTTGGTGTATGTTTTCAAAGATAAAGAATAGCTAGGAGGCTGTTAGGTAAGGTCGGGTGCTACACTTAACTCAAGAGACGTGTATTTGTTACAAGTCGCAATTAAAAAGATGCGCGAAGAAAGTTCATCAGACAGACGGAAACTGGAATTAACGAATCTCCTCGAAAAGATCGATACTATCGAAGTGGAAAATGTATAACGACTACCTCGCGCCGCCTGACGAGTCCTGGACGGAACGGGACGAAACCTACCGGCAGACGCCGGGATGGTCGCGGATATCCGCATACTATTATCGAGGAGCGTGCGTATATGAAAAGTCCGAAAGTGCAAGTCGAGTTGATTATCGGTGTTCTCGAATATATTAAGTCAGTCATCATCCGCGAAGGAGAAACGGAGTTTTCCGAACTGAAGAAGCGCCACCGGAAGAGTATCGTTGAATTGGTCGGAAAGAGCCTTCAAATGTATTGGGACGGAGACAGTGACGGCGAATCTTGGTTGTTAGATACGGAAAGATACGACGATGTCCTCGGCGATCTCGTACTATCGTTCTATTATGCCCGACGCGACGACGAAGCTCCATACTATATGTTCGTAGGCATTGGCGTAGGAATGACGGCGGACATCGAAAGTATCGACGAAATAATCCGCACTCTTCGCGGACTCCACGCACAAGAGGCGGTAGATATCGTCAACTTAACGCCGCACACGATCAACATAATGCCAGACGGCTCTGACGGAGAGATCACGTCAATTCCGTCATCTGGAGAAGCTCGCGCGACAACAACACGAGAGCATTACGGAACAATCAACGGGATTCAAATTTACCGTACGAGATTCGGAGCTGTCCAAGGACTACCTAAACCGCAGAAGGACACGATTTATATTGTATCGTCCATTACCGCACAAGCTGTTCCGGACAGAGATGACATATTCATTCCGGATGACATCGTTCGTGACGAGCAAGGCCGAGTCATCGGATGTCGCGCGCTAGGAAAAATATAAATTATTTACGCAGGATAGGTTGCCTTTTTGCCCTTAACTTGGCTATGTATTATAGAAAGACATATTGACCCGATCGGATTATCTCTGGTTGGGTCTTTTTGCGTTTCTGCTGGCTCGCTCCTGTGTCGGTTCGAATCCGACAAGAAACGAAATGGGGCGGCGTTCACGGTCGGCGTGCGTTAGGGTTCGAGTCCCTGCGCTTCTTCGCAAACTATTCGAAAGGCAGGCGTTGTAAATGGCGGAATCTTCTCGCGAATTAAGCGACTTAACACTAAAGGTAAACGTTGACGTTTCGGAAGCACTCACGGGATTAAAGGCGTTAGCGCGTGAGGCAAAGCATCTAACGGTAACTCTTCGCGAATTGGAAAGCGCGATTAAGGTGATGAATGCCGATGAATAATGCGCAATTGGCGAAACGAGTACGAGACATTCGAAGGGAAGCGCCGGTCGGTACGCTTACGCCAGTTGGAACTAACGGATATGCGCGAGATACATACGGAAGGATATATCGTATCCAGTCGATGGAATCGATAGAAGCCGGTAGACGTCGCGCACAAGTAAGCCGAGACAAACGGGATTTCTCGTTTACACACATGCATAATATCCGAGAGATTACGCGAGAACTATCGAATAAATATTGCGGTTATTTGCTCTTGTTACAGCCGCATATCGAATATAAGACGGGAAGACTCGTCGAGCAAGGAAGGACGCCGCGTCCATTAACTGTCCAAGACATCGCGAAGGTATGGAAAGTGTCCAAACGAACGGCTCAAGCGGCAATCCGCGAATTTGAACTCCGCAGCATCATTTTCGATGTTGACGGAGTTTTTTCGATAAACGAGCGTTATCACTTTCGCGACAAAGCTAACGGAGTAGATGCGTTGATTAAGACGTTTTTCTCTCCGCTACGTAAGTTCAAACTTAGCGCGGCAGATTTCGGATTCGTCTTCAAGTTGTTAGAGCACGTTCATTACGAAACGAACATGGTATGCGCTGATCCTTTCGTTGCTCCTGAAGATATCCGTTTCCTTCCGGATAAGGAGATCGGGGATATAGTCGGTCTAACCGAGTCCAAGACGAAAGAGGCGCTGACGCGCTTGCGTAAAGCGAAGATTATTGGCGAATGGATTAACGTAGAGGACAAGCGCGAGAAGCTAACGGTACTTAATCCATACGTTTTCTATCGTAAGAGCGGTGAACCTGACGCAACTTTACGTGCAATGTTCGCAAGCTATCGAGTGCCTAACGAAAATTAGGTACCCTTTTTTGCACGATATCGGCCAATTAGGTACCCTTTTTTGCACACGACGTAAAACCTCGCAAGCCTTACGTAGAAAGGGATTTCGGCGTTTTTCTCGTAAAAATCGAGAAATTGATTCTTATCTTATACACGTCTTCCTAACGTCCAATAACGGACGCATCAGTACATCCGTTATCGGATGTTACGGTACATGCTATATCGGATGTGTAAAGATAGAAAGAAGTAAAATAGCAAGTAGTAAAAGAGAAACAAAACATAGCACTCGGAATAGAAGAACACTATTCCTCGCGAACAGGTTAGGTATAAATAATTCTTCGCGCGATAAAGAGAACGCGAGGAAAGTATTAAGTAAATACATTGCCGAGCGCCTTGGCGCGCAGGCTATCTTTTATCTTTGCATTATCGATGAGCTTACCAGCTCTACGTAAATGCAACGTTATACCTACACTTTACAACGATAGATTGTACGGATGATTCGCGGATGATTAACGGAGTGATTGCCGTTAGTATACGCATGATTATCCCGTATGATTCCCGTCAGATTAACCGCTTGATTCCCGTTTAGGTACGTTCCTATTCGCGAGAGATTAAGCGGCTTATTTGACGTGGATTTTAAGGCATAAGCAAGCGAGTGTAACCTGCGTTAAGTATGCGTTGATTCAACGGTATTTATATAGGAAGCGATGGGTATCGGAGTGGGATACGTAGGGTATCCGTTGGTTACCGAGATCTTAGCGTTTCATCTGCAAGAGAGGTCAGACCGGAAGCCCTCGCCAAACTCACGGGGGTCGACGTTGACTTATCGGTATCCAACGGAACTACGCAGTTCTCCGTGAGACTGCGTTCTGTATAACCATTGCATAAACGAACGGACATTCGTATTACTCACGTTGTATAAATTGCCAGTGACTCGCGTAGAGAATCGGCGGGATACCGCGTGGTTATGCGGATATGCTTCGCTATTCACTGGTAATGAATATTCGTTGCATAACGGTACTTTATGCATACTCTGATAAATGCCGTAACCATGCGGGTTGATGACGATACACTATAGGTCAAAATCCGGATTTGGTGCACAAGTGCTTGCATAAACGGTGCATAACGTAATCATTACGAATTGCCAACGAAATGGTAAACCCCCTTTCGTGCGAAACGTCAATACTGTACCGCGATAAAGCCCCCCAAAGGGGTGGCTTCGGAGGGCTGCAACAGACGATTGTAACTTGCGCACAATTTTTTGAAGTCGGGGGTCTAACGTAAGGGATACGAAAGGAGTCGTCGATTTGACGAAACATATAAACTTCAACTCGGGTGGCATCGGAAGCTGGTCGGCATTGCAGCGGATTATTGCTCAGTACGGGGCCGGCGACGTAATCAACCTATTTACGGATACCTTAATCGAGGATCGCGATCTATATCGTTTCTTAATCGAAACTACCGCGTAAGCCTACGGTTTGCCTCGACCTGACGAGCTTCTGTCGCGATGCGAAGAGATTCCGGATATTCATAGCGAATCAGACGTAGATTTGCGGAAGCAACTGATTCCGCAAATTGCGTCGGAGGCAATGCGTTTGATTCCCGGATTGGTTTGGGTGATTGACGGGAGAACTCCGTGGGACGTGTTTTTCAACGTGCGATATCTCGGCAATTCGAGATTGGCACAGTGTTCACACAAGCTAAAGCAAGAAGTCGCGGCAAAGTGGGTTAAATCAACATTTCCGCTTGTCGAGGTAGGCTCGGATGGAATTCGCGAATATAAAGCGCCAGACGTCGTTTTGTATCTCGGAATTGATTGGACGGAGGATCATCGGACTACCGCTCCAGTCGCAAACTGGTCACCATATCTGGTGAGGTTTCCGATGTGCGACGAACCATACATAGATAAAACGGATATGCTTTCGCATTTAGATTTCGTTGGAATTGCTCGACCTCGACTTTACGGACTCGGCTTCGCGCACAACAACTGCGGCGGGTTTTGTGTACGCGCAGGACAAGGACATTACGTAAATTTACTCGAACGTTTTCCTGAACAATTTGCATACCACGAGCAGAGGGAGAGAGAGATTCAAAAACACCTTGGTAAGGACGTTACGATCCTAAAGCGGACTCGGAACAAAAAAGTTGAGAGACTTTCTCTTTCGCGGCTTCGTGAAATATACGAGGACGGGAAGAGACGCGCGGAGATAGATAGAGATGATATCGGAGGTTGCGGCTGCTTCGTGACGACGGCGTAATTTAACCGTAAAATTCCCGTGAAATTAGCGCATTTCATATGCAATTAGACCGATTACACTCCCGAACATAGAAAACGGCTAATTCGCCGTAAATTTTACGTCAAAATCAAGCGAAGGAGGTTCGAACATTGTCCGAACAACGAAAAAGAGCGCTAGAGGCGAAGCTAACCGTTAAGCAACGTGAGGCTGCGCTTCTTTGCGTTGAACGAGAACTTGCGGAAGATACAGATTCGCGGATGACTATCGCAGAGATTGCGGAACGGGTCGGTTATTCTCGCAAGGAGCTATGGAAATGGCGTACGCAGAATAAAGCGTTTATTGAATACGTGAACTTACTTTGCGACGACTTTCTCGAATCTAAGCGCGTGGTCGTATATCGCAACCTAATGAAGCTCATCGACCCGAAAGGGGAAAACGCGATGCCGTCCGTCAAGGGAATCGACTTGTATCTGCGTCGTCACGGATTGCTGACGGATAAGCAAGTTGTAGAGACTCGCGAGGTTGGAAGCTCGCGCAGCACGGATGATATCGCGAAGGATATTGAAGAGTTGGACGAATTGCTTGCGGAAGGAGTCGAAGGCAGTGGCGGAGTATCGTAAAAAACCTGTGGTTATTGAGGCGTTCCAGTGGACGGGTGGACGAGATCAAACGGAGGACCCGACGTGGATTTGCGAGAGAATCAAATCCGGAGCGGTGAGTTTTAGTGGCGGGGAGATGTTTATAAATACGCTCGAAGGCACGATGAAGGCTGCGCTGGGAGATTACATAATCAAAGGCGTACAAGGCGAGGTTTATCCGTGCAAACCCGACATTTTCGAAGCTACTTACGAAAAAGTTTAACGGAGGTGATTGCACTTGGCATACGTAGACGGACGATGGCTTGACCGTGAAGAACGCGCCGAGCGCATCGTCGTTATTTCCGAACGCGCGTCGAAACTGAAAAAGCTTGTTAAGTCCGGGCGCGCGACCGAGTATCACATTGAAATGCTCCGCGAAGATATAGCGGAGTTGAAGCGGCTGACGCGGATTCACCGCGCAGAAGTAGATATGCTCTATTTCTTCTACGAGTATTTTTCCGAAGCTCGGAATCCAGGCAATCCGGACAATCTCGTGCCGACTAAAGACGTCGACATGGACGGAGCGCCGAACTTTCACCGGAAGCTTTCGCGGATTCTTGATTCGGTATCGAACGTTAACCGAACGGCACGTATAGCGTGGGCTGCATCTCGCGGTCACGCCAAATCCGCGTATCTGTCGAACGCATTCCCAGTACACGAGATCGCATATCGTAAGCGTCGGATGATCTTAATTATTTCGGAGACGAACGCAGGATCGAAGAAGTTTATCAAGTGGGTTGCCGGACAACTCAAGTACAACACCAAGCTTCGAGCAGATTTTGGCGAACTTTTATACGAAAAGAAGACGATGAACGAGAAGGATTCGGAAGAGGCGTTCCTGACGACATCTGGTGCGAAGATGGAAGCGACATCTCTCGGGATGCAGATTCGCGGTTTCCGTAATGGTTCGCAGCGTCCCGACTTGATCCTCCTAGACGACTTGGAATCGCGTGACTCAAACAATACGCCCGAGTTGCGGCAAAAGGCGAAGGATTGGCTTAATCAGGACTTGATGCCTGCGTACGACCCAACGCAGACAGCGATTATTTTCATGGGAACACTTGTCCATCACGATAGTTTGCTTAATTACGTTTTGAAAGAACGGAAAGATTTCGTTAAGAATAGTTTCCCTGCGATAATCAAACAACCGGAACGCTCCGATTTATGGGCGGAGTTCGAACGGATATATAAAGAGTACGAACCGTCAGACGAAGAGATTGCCGCAATGGAAGAGATGGACGACGAGACGGCAGCTCCAAACGTTAAGGCTGCATTGGCCTTCTTCGAATCTCATCGCGAAGAAATGGAGAAGGGCGCGGAGGTGCTGTGGCCGTCGCGATTCCCGATTCAGTTTCTCGTATTGGAAAAGATGAACTACGGCAACAAAGCGTTTAATACCGAGTTTCAGAATAATCCGATCGACGAAGAGTCGCAGATTTTCAAGATCGAACGGTTCAAGTACTACGATTCAATAACGAAGTTCGATCACTCGGACTACTATATCGGGATGGGAATAGACTTCGCGATGGGTAAACAACGCGGGGACTACTCTGCTATCGTTGTTACGGCCAAGCACAAGAAGCTTGGTCTTATTTACGTTGTGGACGCGTTTGGTGCTCGAATACATCCAGACGAATTTATGCGAGTCATCGTCGAAAAAGTAATGCACTATCAGCCGGATTCAATCGCGGCAGAAGCGCAAATGGCACAGGAGTTTTTCGTCCACAAACTCAAGCAAGAGCTTCAATCGAAGGGCTACCCTGCGAGGAATCGCGTTAAGGAGATTCACCAACGTACACGTAAGGAATTGCGGATAGAGGCGATGTTGCCCGACATTGAAAACGAGACTATTCGGTTCAATCGCGACCATGCGCTACTGCTTGAGCAGTTCGAGAGATACGGTAGCAATTGGCATGACGACCTACCTGACGCGATGGAAATGTCGATTTCGTCGTTGAAAAAAGGATCACGAAAAATCCGACGTAAGCCGTCGTGGATGTAAACGGAAAGGAGGCGAAGAGAATAACGGATTTTATCACGAAAACAACGAAGATGATCGAAACGGGAAAACAGTTCCCGCCGCAAGATCATGTTGAGCGGTTGGCGCGATATCTACGTGGCAAAACCATATTCGACGGGAAGCCTTACGAGATGTTCGACCGAGCAGCCGCGTTACTAAAAGATACGCCAGCGGCTCCGCAGCTCAAAACGTTGTACATCGCGTGCAATATTGTAGATGTCCTGCTCACGAAGCCGTCCGACTTGCTTGTCGGTGAGCCGCCGACGTATGAGAGCGGAAAGCCCGACGATTCTACCGAACAAAAGGCGCTGAATAGCATCGTCGAGGAAAACGACTTGACCGCGAGGATTCACGAATCGGTTATCGGCGCAGGCTATCGCGGTGATGCATTCTTCAAAGTCCGATACGGCTACGCGCAAGACTTTTCGGCTATTCCGGAAGGGCTGGAACCGCCGGAAGCGAAACAAGAGCCGATTATCGAGCCGGTGGACGCGTCGATTGTTTTTCCGGAATTGGCTCGCGGGAGCAAAAAAAAGTTCAAGGCGGTCAGCATCGCATGGGTCGAATGGGTCGAGGAGCCGAACGGATTCTTCACGTCGAGATTCTCGCGCGAGAAAATGAATGCCATCCCGTATCTGAACGTTGAGCGCCACGTTCCGGGCTACATCATCTATGAGCGTTATCGGCTACATCCGAACGGCATCGATAATCAATACGGAGCGCCGATCGAACTCTTCCGAATCGGTGAAAAAATCGAGACTGGTCGCGAAAAGGATATCGTCGAGACAGGCGTCGCAAGGCCGCTCGTGTTCCACATTCCGTACAAATCCGTTGATGATCGTTGGTACGGGATTTCGGGAATCGAGAAGATCGAATCACTATTGGCCGCGATTAACGACCGTCTCGTCCAGATCGATTACATCCTGTGGAAACATTCCGATCCAACTGCGTATGGACCTGATATCGAAGAAGACGACGGAGTATCCGTTAAGTTTAGCGGCAAGTACATTACGACCACGAAGGAAGACGTAACACCGGGCTATATGACGTGGAATTCGCAGCTTGATGGAGCGTTTAAGGAACTCGACTATCTTCTCGGAATGGTGTTCCAGATGTCGGAGACTCCACAATGGTTATTCGGTACGACGCTTGCAGGCGATACTCGCGGTGGAACCGGTACATCACATACGGATTCCGGCGCAATTAAGGCGAGGTTCATGCCGATACTCGCGAAGGTGAATCGGATCAGAGTCCACGTTGACAAGGTAATACGTGATGCGTTATGGACTGCAATGGAACTCGAAAACTTCGCGAATCGAGGCGTAGACGGATTCGAACCTTACGAGCCGGTATATCCGACCATCACTTGGAAGGACGGACTTCCAGTAGACGAGAAGGAACAAGCGGAAATCGCACAAATCAGAACAGGCGGAAAGCCGACACTGGCGGTTCATGACGCTATCAAACGCTTGGACAACCTCGACGATTCACATGCGTCCGCGATGATGACGCGAATCACAAAAGACGAAAAGGACGCATACGGAACTGTCGACTCCACCGTCTTTAACGAGGTTGAGGTAATCGAATGACAGTGCAGATTCCCGAACCGAAATACGATTACCGCGTTGAACGGCTGGTAAAGGCGTACAAGCGCGCAGTACGCGACATCTACCGAACACTCGACCGAATCGATATCTCGAATATGACTCGAGCACAATCGGCAGCAACGTTGAAAGAGGTCGCGGAAATATTGTCGTCACTAAACGAAGAGTCTGCGGCATGGGTTGCGGAGAATATTCCCGTTGCTGTCCGAAATGGTGCGCTGACTGCGCTAGTTGCTCTCGACGTAAAGGATGCCGAGAAGATTACGGCATTCAGCCGATTGAACAAGGAGCTCATCGAAGCAGTCGTCGCGGATACACAATCTGATTTGCTCGCGGTGACGCAGAACATCGACCGGAAGGTACGTACGACCATCCGGAATGTGACAGCGGAATCGATGCGGGCGAACATGACTCGCGGGATAAACGGACGACAGACGATGAATCGCGATATTCTCGAAGGACTTCGGAAGAAACTCGGAGATACCGTTAATACCGGAATAGTTGACTCGGCAGGACGTCGTTGGAAGCCGGAAATTTACGTCGATATGATTACTCGAACGAAGATGTCTCATGCGCACAGAGAAGCGACGATCAACGAGGCCGTTTCGCGAAAGGCTTATTATGGCGTTATTTCGCGGCATGGTGCGACGGATGCTTGCCGTCACTGGGAAGGCCGCATCGTGAAGCTGACGATGGATGCTCCTGGGGATTATCCATATGTCGGTGATTTGCCTCGCCGCGAAATATTTCATCCGAATTGCCGACACACAATATCACCACTACGCGACCCAAAACTACTCGAAGCCGATCCGAAATAGGATGTGGTTTATTTGTCGTTGCCTTACGGAATGGCGTTAAACTTTCGGAATCGACCGCCGACGGGCTTTAAATGGGAGGAATTACGAATGAATAACGAATCGAAACGATTGAAATATACGCTGAATCTCCAATTGTTCGCGGAAGGAGATCCGGAGCCAACTCCGCAAGATCCACCGGCCGATCCGACGCCGGAACCGGCAAAGACGTTCACACAGGCAGAACTTGACGATATCGTTGCGAAACGACTCGATCGCGAGCGGAAGAAATACGGGGATTACGATGATTTAAAAACGAAGTTAACCGAACTACAAGCGGCAGAAGACGAACGCAAGCGCGGTGAACTTACGGAGATTGAACGTTACAAGGCGGATTTGGAAAAGGAACAAACGTCGAAACAAACGCTTGAATCCGAATTGTCCACTCTTCGCGAATCCGTAAAGCAAGAACGCATCCGAAACGCGTTTATCACGGCAGCGACAGCGGCGAATATCGCGTATGTCGACGATGCGTGGTCGCTTGCGGATCGTTCCGGAGTCAGCGTTGGCGACGATGGAAATGTCGTTGGGATCGACGCAGTGATTGCGTCACTTGTCGAGAGCAAGCCGTTCCTGGTCGCGACAAATACGACCAAGCCGAAGACTATCGGCGACCCACCTCCAACTATCGATGAGAAAGCGCGAACTCTCGAAGCACAGCTCGAAGACGCGAAGAAGCGCAAGGATTTCAGTAAAGTGGTTGAGTTATCTAACAAATTAAAGGGACTCATTAAGTAAGGTCGCGAGCTAATATGCTGGCGACTTTTTTGATTTCACAAACACTAAAGGAGCGATTTATTAATGACATTTACAGGCGCACAAACTTATGACTTTAAGGATCAAATTCGTGACTTATCCGCGGGTATCTCTCTTATCATCGACGACGAACCTACATTGCTCAGCCTCATCGGAATCAACGGCGAGCCGCTTATGCAAACGAAGTACGAATGGATGTCCGACAATTTGAACTCCAATCGCGCAACTCTTGCGACTGATGTAGATAACGCAGCGACTACATTGACCGTTGCGACAGATGACGGCGAGAAATTCCGCGTAAACGCACTCGTTGTAATCGGCGAGGAGTACGTAAAAGTCGTTTCTATCGCAGGTGACGCGGTTACTGTTGAGCGCGGCTTCGACGGAACTTCTGCGACAGCACACAAAGCCGGTGATGAGGTTCGTATTGTTTCCCGTCCGCAACACCAAGGCGCGATGCCTGGTCAGGACGAGAGTCACGACCGTCATGTCGACTTCAACTTTACGCAGATTATCGAGCGCTATGCATCCGTATCCAATACGCAACAAGCGGTAGGTACTTACAACGTAACGAACGAATTGGACTACCAAGTACAGCTCCGTTTGAAGGAGATGGCGCGCGAGTTGAACGACTGGTTGATCTACGGTCGTCGTATCGAAGGCCGTAAGAATGTTCAACCGAGCATGACGGGCGGTCTGTTGTACTTCGCACAGAAGAAAAACGCAGCAACTCAAAACCTTAACGGTGATGAAGTCTCCGCAAAAGCGTTGAATGACGTCATGGAGAAGGTGTTCCAACGCGGCGGTAACGTGAACACGATCTTGACAAACACGGCAGGTGCGCGTCAAATCTCGAAATTGGCGAAAGATGCAATTCGCGTTGAGCGTACGGATACTGCGACAGGTCATCGCATCTCGACGTTTGTAGGCGACATCGTCGGCGGCAGTGACGCGACGGTAATCGTTGATCCGAACATGCCGAAGAACAAAATGATGTTGTTTGACCGCAACATCTTGAGCCTGCACGCACTCCGCAATATCTACGACACTGACGCTTCTATTCCTGGCGCAGACTTTGTTGCTCGTCAGATTCGCGGTGAACTTGGTGCGAAGGTTAAAAACGCGGCCGAGAAGATTGCGGTCTTGGAAAATATCTCGACGTCTGTATCTTAATTAGCGAGGGGCGCTTTCGGGCGCCCTGTTTCTATGGAAAGGGGAGTGTGAATTGGCGAAGTTAACGAAGCAAGAACAAGAGCGGTTGAACTACTCAATGCCGGTCGCGAATGACGTTAAACTCGGTGATATCATTGTTGATCTACAAGCGTCAAGCGGCGGTGGAACTATTGACGCGTATACCAAAACGGAAACAGATGCGAAGTTTCAGGCGAAGGGGAATTACGCGAAGGTAGGTGACGCATATACAAAGTCCGAAGCTGACGCGAAGTACTCCACAAAGACGGCGCTTGACGATTTGGCAAAACGCGTAACCGCATTGGAGGCGAAAAATCCGTAATGGCAAAATATCAAGCACGCCCGTTTTACGCGGTTAGGATTGACAACACGCTAACGATTGAGTTTGATTACTTCGGTCAGTATGAGACAGATTGCATGGCGGAGATTTCACTTTTGGACTCTCTCGTCCCATCGTACGTCCAACACATCGACGAACCAGAACCAATCGCTCCAGAAGAGGACGAGCCCGAACCGGTCGCTCCTAAAGTGGGGCATCCGAAGGCAGACGAAGTAAAAACGGAGGATAAGCCGTCCACGCGACGCAAAGCCTCCGCAAAATAACGGAGGTGGCGTAAGTGGCGGTAAACATAACGGAAGCTAACGATTACATCGCGGCAAATTGTATCGATATCGAGGATTGGACGGACGCTGACGAGGCGAAAAAACAACGGATAGTTAACGTCGCATCTCGGACGCTGACGACCAAGTATCCGCGATATACGATTCCAGACGCTGCGGTGTACGAGTTTGCAAACGAATTAGCAATCGCGTTCAACGATACGAACCGATTGCAGATGCAAGGAATGGCCGCGTTCTCCATTACGGGAGTGGCGTCATTCACATTCAAGGATTGGGCGAAGAGCGGCGTAGAGAACTGGATTCCGCAATCTGCGCTCGATATTATCGGAGCCGAGAACGGCGTCAAGATTGGCGCGCGGCAAGCGAAATGGACGGTGTTGTAGCCGATGTATGTGCAGCTTAAACAGACCGTCCTCGTCGCGCCATTTCTCGGTAATGATCCCGACTATAACGAGCCGCAACACGACTCACCTGTTCCGATGAGATGTCGTTTCCAAGAAGGCGTAAAGCTCGTGCGCAATCGACATGGACAAGAAGTCGCGAGTGTCGGAACGTTCCTTTTCGATCGATTCCCACGCATAACAATCGACGACAAATTTACGTATACCGACGAACACGGGACGGAAACAACGTACACGCCAATCGCAATCAGCGTAAAAAGGGCGCTCAACGGGAAGCCGATCTTGACGGGGGTAAGCGTATGAAGATGGATTTTAACTTCGATGCGTTTTTCAAATCGCTGGACTGGTCGAAGACGGAAGTTCAGGCGGGAGCTGCGATGGGACTCAATGACGCAACCGACGATTTACTCCGCGTATCTCGCGACCTAGCTCCGCTGGACAAAGGTACGTTGCGGAAGACCTCCGGAAAGAACGTCGATATTTCGAATAATGGCGTAACTGGCGAGGTATTTTTTACCGCAACTGAGGAAACGGAGTCCGGCGAACTCGTAAACTACGCACTCATCACACACGAATTACACAGCGGCGATGGTTATTCCGGGTTTCGATTTAAGAATCCGAAGACTCCCGGAACTCAGCCGAAATATCTCGAACGGCCGCTGAAGGAGAACGCGGACAGATACAAGCAACTTGTCGCGGATGCTATCCGAAAGGAGCTGACGTAATGCTTACGGTTCCTGACATAAACACATATCTTCGCAAGGCCGCGCCGTACACTTACGTCGGCAACGAATTCGAAACGGGAAATCCGGATGACTGCGCGTATACGCGATTGACCGGCGGTCTTCGCCCTTCCGAGTGGACAACGAAAAGTAAGCCGTCGTTTCAAATCGTCGTCCGCGGGAAGGCTTCGGTTGCTGACGCGAAGGCGACGGAAATATTCACGCATCTTCACGGAAAAAGCGAGTTCTACATCGGGACTACGCGGATAGTAAAATGCATGGCCGACCAGTCCTCGCCGATCTACCTCGGAAAGGATGCGAACAGTCGCGCGATGTACTCGTTGAATTTCACAGTAACGACAATTTAATACGAACACTTACGGGCGACTCCATTTAGGGGTCGCTCTTTCTATTTCAAAGGAGGCGCACACATGGCTAGTGATGTTAAAAAGATCGAACTCGGGCCCGCAATCGTAGAGTACGGTGATGGACAAGACACGGTACTTTTCGAAACAACCATCGGAGGTGTCGTACTTACGGTCGAAACGACATATCGCGAGCAGAAAATCGACCAGAAAGGCGAGACGGTCGTCTCTAAACGGATCACGGGACGCAATGCGAAAGTAACCGTACCGTTCGCGGAATACGATTTGGACAAAATCCCGCAAATTATGGTCGGCGCAACTTTGGTTGAGGACACGACTGGTGGCGGTAAGAAGGTCGAAATTACGACCGCTGTCGGGCAAGACCTAATCACGAAGGCGAAGAAAGTCGTGATAAAACCTGTAGCCGCGAAGACTGATCCATCCAAATGGGCGACCCTTCCGATGGCTTATCCGGAAACAGATTTGCAGTACAATTTCGATAATGACAACGAGAGAATCACGAATATCACATTAAACTCGACACCTACGGACGAGGATCTCATCCTCATTCTCGGTGACGAAAAAGTTAAGTCAACACCTTAATCGTAAGCGGCGGTGCGTTATGCGCCGCCTATCTCTTTTCATGGAGGCGAATATAAATGCTATTTAAGCGTTCAGATACAGTAAAAATCGGAGATAAAACGGTGCAAGTGCGTAAGATTACGGTCGCCCAGTGGCGCCGACTCTTCGACTCGATTCAGATTTTGCCACAGTTAATCTTATCGGTGATATCCGCGCCGTCCGAGCAGCGAGTAGCGTTCGCTATGATCGCAATCCGCGAATCATTCGATGAAGTGGTTCGGATCACTTCGATACTTACGGGAATTGACGTTGACTATATCGAGGAGCATGCGTCGATTGACGAATTAGTTGCTTACTACACAGAAATTGCGAAGCTGAATAACTTCGGGGAAATGCTAAAAAACGTACAGAGCGTCTTGGAGAAAGTAACGACGAAACAGGAGACGAGCCAAGACGCAAATTAACGCTTGACCAATTTTTCATCGAATGCGCGATTCGGCTTGGGAAAACCCAAGTTGAGTTTGAAAACGGATATTACGTGATGGACATATTCGATGTGCTCGACGCGCAACGAAAAGTAGACGCGGAAAATTGGCTCACGCAATTGAGCGTACAACTTGCGCCAAATATGAACGAAGAGGATTTCCGGAAGTTAAATATCAGTTTCCGCAAGATGGCCGGATATGAAACGAAGCAAACACCGAAATTTGATGAAACCGGCTTCGAAGCGTTGAAAATGCAGTTAAAAATGGGAATATAATCGTATTTGTGTGGTAGAATTAAGGAAATGTCTAGGAGGAGTGTTGGCATGCTACTTAGTATCTTCCTTTTTCTTTCTTTTATAGTTCTCCCAATAATTGTTGCTGTAAAATTTAATAAAAAGATTAACAAAGTTATGGATGAAATGCCTGTAATTCAATGCATTGTTTGTGGGCACTCATTTAAACTAAAGTTCGATAGTTCAAAATGTAGGAAATGTAAAACTAGGCACGTAAAGACACCTGATGGAACAGTAAAGACAATACATAACTAAGCGCCCTATGAAGGGCGCTTTTTCATGTCCGAAAGAGGTGAAATAGATGGGTGATGCAGTAGAAATTGGCGGCATCAAGGCTCGCTTGGAAGTTGACATTTCGGGCTATACCGCGGGGATCGACAAGGCCAAAGCCAAGGTCGAGGAGTTAGGCACACAAGGGCAAAAGACCGCGAGCGACTTTAAGAGTGTGACGACTGCAATCGATAATGTCGGATCGTCGAGTGAGAGGATCGGCAAGCTCACCACGCAGCTCGACAACGTGAACGCGAAGATCGACCAACAAAAGTCCAAGCTAGCATCGTTGAAAGAGTCATATGACAGCACGTTCAATGAAGCGAAGAAGTCGAAGCTTCAAGAGCAGATACTAAACACCGAAGCAACACTCCTTCGACTAACCGACACGTCGGATCAACTCGCGCAGAAAATATGGAAGATCGAAGATAGCTCCGCAGTCACTGGCGATAGCATTAAGAAGCTAACGGATCAGCTTAAGCAACTCGGGATGACTGACGAGGATATTTCGAAGATTGACCAAGCAATAAAAAAGGCGAATCCCGAACTCTTCCAGCAGAAGATTGAAGAAGTCCGCAACGAAATGCGCCGCCTTGGGATTAGTAGCGATGAGATCGATAAGATAACGAAGAAGCTTTCCGAAGCGGACGAACAAGCAAATAAGACAACGGGCAAACTTAACGGACTTGAATCGGCGCTCTTGGCAATCGGCGCGGGTGTCGCATTTAAAGGCCTGATTGATGAGATGAAATCTCTTGTCGCGGAATCGGAGAAAGTCTATAACGCCACTCGCGGACTTGCCGAAGTATCAAAGAACTTGGGATACAACGTCAATGAAACGACCAGTGCCGTTCAAAACATGACTAAGGAAGGATTCATGAACGCGACAGAATCCGCGCAGGCATATAAAACGGCTCTTGCGATGGGTTTAAACATCGAACAGACAACGAAACTTATCTACGCAATGGCTGACGCCGCCGCATATAATCGACAGGCTCATTACTCATGGGGCGAATCAATCGTCGTCGCGATGGAGGGCATCAAGAACGGAAACTCTACGCTCACAGACTCGGTCGGCGTTACGAAAAATCTCTCCGTAATGCAAGCGGAATACGCGAAGTCTATCGGAACGACTGCGGCTAAGTTAACAGACGCGCAAAAGGTACAAGCGGCATATAACGGGTTCTTGAAAGAATCCGAAATATTCGCGGGAAACGCATCGGTTGCACTCGGGGATTATACGGGCAGCGTCGCGAAATATGACCAAGCGATGCAGTCGTTAGAGGCTGGCGTTGGGGATGCGTTAAAACCGTTGTTTGCGGAATTACTTGAAACAATCACGCCAATTATCCAAGCTCTCGCTGGATGGGTCGTTGAAAATAAAGAGCTAGTCGCGGGAATTGCCGGAGCGGCAACCGCAGTGACTGGGTTCGTCGCTCTCATAGGTATCGTTGTCGGTGCAATGACGACTTGGAGATTAGTAGCAGACGCCGTTAGGGTATCTCTTACAGCATTAAACCTCTCAATGGGTCCGCTTGGATGGGCAATCGCAGCTATCGGACTAGTTGCCGGAGGTATCGCAGCATACACCGCACATGCACGAGACGCCGCGAAAGCTGCGGAAGAAATGACGGAAGCGCAGCGTAAGCTCAACGATCAATTGGACAAGTCGCCAGTTGACCGAAACGTAAACGAACTGAAGCAGTTGCAAGAACAAGAAAAAGAGCTGACTTCGCTTTTAGAAGAGCGAGGAAAAGTGCAAGAGAGAGCCAATCAAATCGAGTCTATGTCGGGGAATAACTTTGATCTACTTCCGGAGTTGGACACGTTACGGGATAAACTCGAAGAGATAGACGAACAGTTAAAGACCGCAGGTCACGGAAGTTTCGAGGAAGCTACGCAAAACGCGAAGAGGATGCGCGAGGAAATCGACAAGTCATCGGTTGCAATGTACCAGATGAATAAAGAAGAATACGACGCAATCGAGGCTAAGCGCGAACATCAAGACGAAGTCGAAGCGCTAATGGAACGATATAAAACGTTGAACGCGCAGACAAAGTTAACCGAGTCGCAAAACAACGATATGAAGCAGACCATCAACGATCTCAAGAAAGAGTATCCGGACTTGACTTGGGCGATTGACGAGCAAGGTCGCGCGCGAATCACAAACATCGATATTATTGGTGATCAGATACAGGCTGAACGCGATTTGCTTGATGAGTCTGTTAGGACAAAGCAAGCGGAAATTGACAATTTAATAAAGGTAACTGAAGCGAATAAAGCCGCTATTGAAGCTCAAATAAACAACTATCAAAGGCTCATTGAAGTTATGCAAGAAGTTGCGAATGCACAACAAACAGGGCCTTTAATGGAAGGTAAATCAAAGACGAGGTTTGGTGTTGATCTACCTGGTATGGATCAATACGAGTCTGGATTCAGGGATTACATTACCGAACAGGCCGATAAGGATATGAAAATAGCAAAAGAGCAGTCGGCGAGGTATGACGATGCTATCAAAGAGATGGGGCAGAAAAAACAAAGTCTCAGCTCGGGTAATTTTATCCCGATCACGAAAGATCCACTTGGGTCATCGAAAACAAAGAAACCAAAAGAGAAGAAAGCAAAGACAGCAGCGCAACTCCGGAAGGAAGCATATGACGCCGACATCGCATCCGTGCGATTCAAGTCGGACATGTACGATTGGGACGCGGATCGGCAAACGAAGGAATACGAAAAGGTTCGCGAGAAACACAAGCAGCATCTCAAGGAAACCGTCGAGGACAACCGGACGATGCTCCTTCAGCTCAAACGTCTTCGTGAGGATTCCGCAAAGTCCCGATATGACTTCTCTGCCGAATGGATCGCGAAAGAAGAACGCCGTATGCAGGACGCCAATCGATCGGAAATTGACATCGAGAAGACGAAGATTGACGCATGGACTAGACTTCGCGACCGGTACAAGAAGGATTCGGACGAGTATAAAAAAGCCGACGAGCAAGTGTACCAGTCGAAAAAGAAACTCGTCCAAGCGCAATTTAACTTTTCCTCCGATTGGATCGCGAAAGAGTCTCGTCGTATGGAAGAGGCCGGAAAGTCCGAAGCAGAGATTGCGAAGATGAAGCTCGACTCTTGGACGCGCGTTCGTGATCGTTACGCAAAGGATTCGGAGTTTTACAAGAAGGCGGACGAACAGGTCTACCAAGCGAAGAAGAAGCTTATCGCGGAGAACGAGAAGGCGATCAAGGATACGCAGAAGCTCGCCGACGAGATGTACAAGAAGCAAAAATCCGCAATAGAGGACGCAAAGAAAGCCGATCTCAAGGCGATAGAGGAACGGAAGAAAGCGGCGTTATCCGATTATGACGCGCGAATCAAGGCAATCGACGCTCTCATCGCGAAGGAAGCGGAGTTCAACGCAGATGCCGACTACGAGACGAAGCTTGCGGAGAAACGCGCTCGACTCGATCTCCTTCAATCCGCAGTCGGACCCGACGGAATCAAAGAGCGCGAGGACATCGCGAAGGAAATCGAACGGATGCAGCTCGAACACGACCGTGAGCTTCGCAAACGCGAATTGGAATCGCAGAAGCAAGGGCTGCAAGACGAGAAGTCCGAGCGTGAGAAGTCGTTCGAGCGCGAGAAATCCGATGTCGAGGCGAAGTATGACGCGCTTAAAACGGCATTCGAAGATTTCACCGGCGATGTCAAAACGATAGAGTCCGCGATTTCCGAGTTCCGCATCAAGTCCAACGAAGAGACTAACGCGACGATCCTCTCGGATTTAGATACATTCGTGTCGAAGTACAACGCAAAGATGTCGCAAATCCAATCGATGTCCGCGCACAGCTCCGAGTTGGACGAGTATAACGCGAATAAGGATGCGTGGTCTTCAGCAAAAGCTCGTGGGGATTCCGCTGAAATGGCACGGCTGAACGCTCGGAACGAAGAGATTCGGCAGAAATACGGAATCGGAAAAGATACCGGAAAGCTTCCGAGCTTCGACGTTGGCGGCGTTGTTCCAGGACCCGTTGGACATCCGATGTTTGCAGTGGTTCACGGTGGCGAAGCGTTCTTTAATCAACGTCAGCTCTCGCGATTGTTTGCGATGCTTGACGCTCCTGTCTCCGCGATGAGATATGACCGTCCTTCGGCGGCTCCGCAATCCGTTGTTAACCACATCGACATGTCCGTAAATGACGCAGTCTTCGAGGACGGCGCGGACGTACAGACGTTATACTCCGAACGCGAACGGACGGCTAGACGTCTCCAAACGATGGGAGTGAAATCCGTATGACACTCGAATATGATGTCCGCGTGAATGGTACGTGGCTCTCGACGGTAGGCGCTGCTCTATATGAGCGGCGTCTTCCCATATTGCCGGAAGTTGAGGAAAACGTGTTGAAAATCGCAGGAACTGACGGAGAGCTTGACTTCGGCTCTACGTACGCGCCGAGATTGATCGAACTGACGTTATACATCACCTCGCCGCCATCGGAGTTCCATACGACTCTTGCGCGACTGGCTCGGGTATTTAACGGAGGTCGTCGTGAGATTACCGTTGAGTTCTCGGATATTTCCGGGCGAATCTATCGCGCGGTGAACAACGGCACACTCGCGTTGGACGGACAAGTCGGCAGTCGGATGGTCGTGGTATCGCTAAAGGCTAACGATCCATGGCCGGAGTCCAACGAAAAGGTGACGGAAGTGACGATAACGCGATCGCCAGAAACGATTAGCGTAGAGTCATCGGGAGATGTCCGCGCACAACCGGTATTGGTGCTTACGAATACGGGAACGAATACGATCCGGAGCTTCCGGATTACGAACGAATACACGACATAGGAGGAATACGATGAATATATCGAACTGGCTATCGGCGGCGTTGCTAAACGCGACGCTTCGCAACACGGCGTTCTCTTCGCCTACAACGGTTTATCTCGCGCTGTATACGAGTGACCCGACACCTGCCGACACAGGGACGGAAGTTAACGGAGGTGGGTACAAGCGTATGGCGATTTCCTTCGCGGCTCCTGCGGTAGAGAACGGAAAACAAACGGTTAAAAACACAGCTGACGTAGAGTTTCCGATCGCATCATCGGATTGGGGGCTCGTGACGCATATTGGATTGCGAACGGCTGTTACAGGCGGGAATTTGCTATGGTCTACATCTGTTCCGAATCCGCGTACGATTCAATCCGGAGACAAACCGAAGTTTTTGAAAGACGGCACACTCGTCCGATTCACAAACTAACGAGAAAGAAGGCGAGGAGAATGACGATGAAGCCGATGTATCCAGCAGTTGTCAACAGTCCAAGCACCGAATTGGCAGCGGATATTACAGTAGATGCGACAGAGATCACTGTAATATCTACAGCGGGACTTCCGCCTGCGCCGAACATGTTGACGATTGGCATCGATGAGACGGCGGAGACGGTTAGGTATTCGAAAGTTGACGGAAAAAAGTTGACGGTTGAGCGTGGGTTTCAAGGTATTTCTAAATCATGGAGCGCAGGGACGAAAGTTGCTCGATACTTCACCGCGTACGATCACGATGCGTTTCGTGAGAATGTAGAAGCATTGTTTGGCACTTCACTCGCGAGTAATGGGAGTGTGTTTATACCTGCACACGAACCATTTCGAGCTTGGCAAGGTGTTTGTACTGACGGTACGTATATTTATCTTGTTACCGACAATCCGGAAACTGGGATACAAGATCATGAAAACATAATTAGTGTTTATGACCTAGAAGGTAATTTTATATATGAAAAACGAAATGCCTATTCTAGAGTCGATAGTGACGGAAAACAAATGTCTTTTGGAGATATCAGTTTTATAAATAATGTGTTATATGTAACTGCGTATAACATAAACGGAGGGGGAGCACATCCTTATGAATCTAGGGTAATAACCTATTCGTCATATTCCCCGGAAGCTGGTATAAATATGATTCAAGAGACTGACATCGGCGATGGAGTAGCAGAGTGCGTTGCAGGAGATTCAGATGGATTCCTTTGGATGAGTTATCACGACAGACAAATAGTACGTAAGTTTGATGTTAGTCTGGCACTGGTAAAAGAGTATCCTTTACCTACTGCAATAAGCCGTTATGGTGGATACCAAGGGCTGTTTTGGGAGAATGGACTTCTGCACGCTAACATGCACGGCCCTAACTTTCACGGAGATGACTTCGAGGGGCATATTGATGTTTTCCAGTTTGATAATGAAGCATTTGTTCTTCTGGAGCGTATTACACCACCGACTTTTGGAACTACTCAAGGAATGTGTGCTTGGAAAGGAGTGTACTTATTTAACGATCGGTCGAACAATGGGATAGTTATTGTAAAGAATTTACGACAAGGCAACGTCAATAAGAGAAAATCGATATCGCTACGCCAGAGTTTCGTAAGAGCAGTGTTAGTCAATAACTATGAAGTATATGACAAGACTTATGACCGCTCGCCAAAGTTTTATCAGGATATTGAAGGCCGCATTCACTTCTCCGGAATATGTAAACCGACTACATCTACTATACGCGATGCCAAAGCATTTGCCTTACCTCTATCATACATTCCGGAGTTCAGTTTGAATATATGTGCATGCACTAACCTTGGTGTTTGTAGATTAGTTGTTGTCGGTAATAATAGTACGACTCCTGATTTGAAGGGACATGTGATACCATTTTTACCTCCGGAAGTAGAATGGGTGTCTTTTGATGGGATTAGCTTTCTTGCCGACCCTTCCAATATGATGTAATGGTGTGGTATAATTACGTGGATTTTTTACATCAGGAGGGGTTGTTTTGTCAAGAAACATAGGACTCGATCTTGCAAGAAGTCTCGCTATTGTCATGGTGTTAATAAGCCATAGTCGAATGTTCTTTGACGAAGTTAATCTCCAGTGGGTTTCTTTTAATGGTTTAATTGGGGTTGAGTTGTTCTTTGTGCTGAGTGGTTTTTTAATTGGTCAGATTATAATTAAAGATGTACTATTTAAAGGCTCATATAAATCATTATATACTTTTTATCAAAGAAGATGGTTTAGAACTTTACCAGTGTATTTTTTAGTAATGATGGTTGTGGCTGTCGTGTCAAAGAGAAATCCACACTGGACAAACTTTCTCTTTATGCAGAATTTTAACGGTGACTTCTTTTTGCCTGTATCGTGGAGCTTATCAATAGAAGAATGGTTTTATCTTATAATACCTCCTGTCTTTATTATTGCGTTGTTCAAATCAAAAAGTCGCACTGGATTTTGGTTTGTGTCTGCTTGTGTTGCGATAATATTAATATTCACTGTGATTAGGTTTACCGTTGTTTTTACATACAGTCCATCTTGGGATTTTGGAGTACGAAAACAGATCTATTTGAGATTTGATTCGATAATGGTTGGTGTGTTATTGGCAGGTATAAAGTTGTACTACTCCGACTTCTATAACAAATTAACGAAAAACAGGATAATGTTAAACTTACTTGCTTTATCCTCTTTCATTTTTGTTATCGTATTTTATATATTTACTTTAGATGCTGGCGGAAATGTCATGGATTCTTCATTGTTCGGAAGGACTTTTTTCTTCAATGTAATTCCATTAAGTTGTGCTTTAGTCGTACTTTCTTTGTCGAGCAGTAGCTGGATTGAGTCGTTTCCTCGCAATAAGAGATCGGTGAAATTTATTTATTTTGTAAGTGTGACTAGTTATTCAGTATACTTAGTTCATTATGAATTGTTTGTATTTGTTCGTCCGTATATTATGATGTATGGTGTTCTAACAAAACTGCTATTGCTTGCAGTCTTAATAATTATTACTTATGTAATATCGTTCATTATTTATAAATATTATGAGAGTCCATTTTTACGATTAAGAGATAAACTAACCATTCAGAACACACATAAAACAAACTTTGGTTCATAATAATCAATAACGTCCGCGGGGGCGTTATTTTTTTAGGAGGTATAATGTTTTCATTTAACCTAATTCCATTTAACGGAGCTTTCACCGCAGAGACATACTTTAACGTTATGATTGAATCTCAGACGGGTATATCCGCGAGACTGAGTATCGACATGCCAGTCGCTATTGTTTTCGAAAGTACCAGCGAAATGACGTCCTCGATGTTGCGGGAATATACTCTCGATTCAACGGTGATCGAAACGGCTGCTGAACTTATTACGCAATTGATTCGCGAAAGGTTGCTACATACTTCGCATGTGGATTCAGCAACCTCCTTCGATGTTACCGTCACTCATTCGCACGTAGACGAAATACGTTTCCTTGGCGACTTTAGGCCGGGGGACAAGCTCGTTATCGACACGCGGAAAATGACCGTTACTTTGAACGGGCAAAACGCGATTCACTTGTTGGACGGCGACTTCTTCGAATTGGTACTCGGGACAAACAAAATCACGTATTCAGACGGAGAAGGTGCGCGGAACATATTAACGCGGATCACGCACCGCGACAAATTCTTGTATTGACGGGAGGTGTACGATTGCGTTCGTACCTCGAAACCTATGATAAAAACATGCGGCGCGTCGGCATTCTCGTCGATGCAACGGATATACAACGGCGAAGACGGCTCAATTCCGACTATGAGCTGTCTTTTTTATTGCCGATGACTAGCGCGGACTTCCGCGATAAAGTACAACTCAAGGGACATGTGCGAGATGAACGCGGACAGTATTACGTCATTAACTCGCGACAACGTGTACGAGATGGTCGCAAGTTGACGGCGAACATCGTCGCCACTCACGTAGTGTTCAAATTGACCGATTACAAAATGCCGTATTCCTCGTATATTTCCGAGGCGTACGGCGTTCATGTTTCACGGCTGACTGACGCGATATCGGCGGCGACTAACGGAAAGTTCCGGTTCTCCATCGACGATTCCTTCGACCTATACGATGTAAAAGACTGGGGTCGAGGCAATGCGCTCCAGGCGTTGAATGACGTCATCAAAATGTATCGCGTCGAAGTTGATCCGGATAATTTCGTTATCCATCTGCGGAAGAAAATCGGCGAGGACAACGGATTGCAGTATCGTATCCGGAAGAATATCGTATCGACGAACTTTCGCGATGAAGTCGGCTCACTTGTCACACGTATGTACGCGCAAATGAAGGACGGCCGGACATTCATCGGATTGGACGCGTCGTATTTGACCGATGAGGAACGCGCGCTCCTTTTACAGATTCCTGGCGCAATCGCCAACGGAAAGCTTGCCGTGAACTATCTTATCTCGCCGTATCAAGCGTATTGGGCATCGGAGTCCATTCTATATTTCGACGGCGAGATTATTGAACAGGATCTCGAAGATCCCGTGAAGCTTCTCGAAGCGACTCGGAAGGCATTACGCGAGCAAGAGGTTCCGTCTTTGGAAGTCGCAGTGTCCGCCGCTGACCTATTCAAGCTCGACAAGACGGAGCCGCGTCCGGGGCTTGGTGATATGGTTAAGTGCATCGACCCGGAACTCGGACTCGATCACACATCCGCGCGGATAACGGAGTTGACGGAGTACCCGTTCGCGCTCGACAAGCATGCGCAAGTCACCGTTTCAAACGTCATGCTTCGCGATTACCAAGATATCATCGCGGACTTGGAACGGAGCAAACGTGTGGTCGATAATATGTTCTCGGGCGGACGGATTCGAACGGACGTGTTTGAGAACTTCGCCAAGCTCGCCGTACAGGACATCCACGCGTCGAAGACGGAGATTAAATACGATGATCGTGGGATTATCCTCATCGACAAGACGGACAATCGAAATCAAGTCGCGTTGACATCGAACGGCATTGTCATATCCACTGATGGATTGCAATCCGCGAGAGCTGCGATAACTGCTCGTGGGATTGTCGCGGAACAAATCGTCGGACAGCTCGGTAGCTTCGTATCGATGCTCATAGGCGCGGGGAACGACGTGGTGCAGATTAACACAAACGGTATCGCGGCCGGTCACGCGAATTGGTCGTCAGCTCCGTTTAGACTCGACATGAAAGGGAATCTCGTTGCAAACAGTCTGACGGCTAATTATGCGAAGATATTCTCGTCCAACTTCCAGGACGGTGCAATTACTGGTTCGAGTATTAACGTCGGTAACGGTCAGTTTACGGTTGACCGAAACGGAAACATGTACGCAGGTAACGGCCAGTTTCGCGGGGATATTTCGGCATCGACGTTTACTGGCGGAACGATTACTGGTTCATTAATTCGTACATCAGCGAGTGGTCGGCGCATAGAGGTAGACGGTAGCGGACTGCGAACATATGACGGAGGAGGACGAAATCGCATCGTTATTAACACCGGATCAGATTCCGGAGTATCTGCGATATCGTTCTACGGTTCTAGCGGAAACCATGTCGGGGAGATCAACTCGTACAACTCATCGAGCCAACTCACGATATACGGAAGCGATATAATGATCGGTTCGAATGACACTTCGAATCCTATCCGGATGAACGGAGCTGCGCGATTCGCAGGGCCTTCAACGTTTAATAGCAGCGTTCAATTTAATGGGAACGTCGGAGGGTTGTCACTTGAAATTGAAAACATTCGAGGACTAGGCGCGCAATTAACTTCACTACAGTCTCAGATAGATTCTCTTAGATCCGCTCATAATAATCACCGACATTCTGTTTCTGTTCCAAATCATAATCACGGCAATCCGCAAAACGAAAATTCTGGTGGTGGAACATTTACGTCGACTACTCCGTAGTGATAATATGAGGATAAATAATCCAACGGAGGTAGACTGATATGAAAAAGTGGACTTACTTATTAAGTGGAGTTGTCATCGGCGCACTAGTTGCCACCGCCGGAAGTGTATTTGCGGAACAGGTAAAGACATTAGTTGGAAAGCAAGTAACCGCGGAGTATGATGTCGTTGTTAACGGAAAGGTACTGCAAGATAAAGGTGCGGCCATTAACGGACGTGCGAACGTACCGGTGCGCTCCCTAGCAAATGCAATAGGAGCTGATATAAAGGTGGAGGGGAAAAAGATATTAGTAACACTAGAGAAAGAAGAAAGACCGTCCGCTGGAAGTTCTTCTGAGACTTCTACTGATTCAAACAAATATATCGGTGGGTCAAAGAAAAGCTTAGAAGAACTAAAAGCAAGTCTTGAAACTAATACACTCAAGCCAAGAACTGAAGAACGAGCACGTCTCGTCGCGGGACTGGACGAATTGAAAAAATCGTGGGAAGGTGCGGAGCCTTCGCCTGCAATCGTGAGTACAGAAAAACAAATACGTTCGTACGACGAAATCATCGAAAAGGCAAACGAGGAACTCCGCCTAGTTAACGAAGCACTCGAAACAGCAAAATAAAACGAATAGTAATCGACTAAGCTCACGGAATCCAACCGTGGGCTTTTTCTTTTGCCCAACGAAAATATAACGGAGGGATGACGATATGCAATATTTTATCGTAACGGAGAAGAACGGAGATCGAAGCTTGGTATGCGCGCCTAACGAACAGGCATTGACGGTGTTAATCGCGTCACAGGACGATGATTTCGAGTTTGAATCGTACCTGCGCCTAGATTCGGATACGTTTGATCGCGCAGGGTTCATTATGTATGAGAAAGAGGAAGCGATGAGATCCGAAGACAAATCGTATGGTGTCTACGAATTATTCGAGGAAAGAACCCGAGTAGCTGATCAGCTACGTAAAGTACATGTTGACTACGATGTTCTCACGAAAAGGATTCCAGACGAGGGAAGCAAGATAACAATATCGGTAACTGAGGTCGGCCTCAACGATGGTTGTGATGTTCACACGCTTTTCGCAGAAACAGAACGAATGTGCCCAATCAAGCTTTTGTATGGATAATGTCAATAACGAAAGACTATTTGTTCAACTTTCCAATACTGAAGCCTATTATCTGGTCAGAGAAAACGTACATCCTGCTCATTTCCGTCCTAGTTCCTGGATGAGCATACGGCATAAAGATTACGTCTTTTAAATGTAGAATTTCCGACCCATTAACGATGTTGGAATTTTCTGGTCCTATACGTTCTTCTGCTTCTCGAATAAAACCATTTCTTACTGGAAGAACAAAATCGTGGAGATAATCAAACGCTGCTCCTTCATCCTTCCCTAAAATAATATCACACTCGAAAATTCCAAAAGGAACATAAAGCAACACTCTTGAACCCTCGTCTAGTTTGAGAGTTGTAATATCACCGGATCGAACACCAGCGATTCCTTCGCTGAATGCATAAAGGCTTAATTCTTTAATGTCTATCTTGTTGTCTACGACTTTTGATCTAATTTCCAGGTCTTGCATTTTACAACCTCCTATCTTGATTGGGCGGTTATTAATTCGACACGGAATCAAGAATACCTTCAAATAATTCCAAAAAAGGAGACGCGATTCATATGAAACTACGACAGCTTATCGAATGCACTATCGACATATCCGATCCGGTTCCGGAGCTTGCCGCGGTAATCTCGTCCGTCATCGGATGCCATCCGGACAAGCAAACGGAAATCCTACGCGCATTGGACGAGCAAATCGCAATGGCTCTCGCGGATATTGAATCGAAGGATATTGCGGAGGAGACGGAGGTGTAACGGATGGAGATCGACATGCTTAAATATTTTCTTACGCAAGGGCCGTTCGCGGCTCTTTTTGTTTGGCTCTTAATCTACGTCATGAAAACGAATCGAGAGCGCGAGGGACGTTTGCAAGATTTGCTCGACAAATTCTCCGAGAAATACGATCTCATTATCGGAGAGATTCGCGACATGAAAGAACGCTTACCACGAGACAAGGGGGAATAATCGTATGAATTACGAATATCGAATCGACCATATACCACGCAATACTCCGTGTAATCGCCGTCCAGGAAACGCAATGTCCGCGACGACGATTACGATTCACAATACGGGGAACCCAACGTCCACCGCGCGAAATGAACGTGCGTGGTTGACGAATCCATCTAACGGCCGGACAGCATCGTATCACATCGTCGTCGATGAACACGATGCCATCGAAGTGTTGCCGCTCAATGAAAACGCATGGCACGCAGGAGACGGAAATGGCGATGGTAATCGGAAGTCTATCGGCATCGAGATTTGCGAGAGTGGAAACTACGCGAAGACTCTCGAAAATGCGGCCGACCTCGTAGCCAAGATGCTGAAAGAACGCGGATGGGGCGTTGATAGACTGCGCCGCCATTTCGATTGGTCGGGGAAAATTTGCCCGAGCAAGATGTACGACGGTGGTAAATGGACGGGCTGGTTCGCATTTAAAGCGGAGGTGGAAAAGCGATTGAAAACGGAAGTGAAGCCGCCAACGACTCCGACCACATCCGCGAAGCTGTATGTCGACGGCAAGCGCATCGACGACGGGATCATCATCGACGGCGTTACATACTTTCCGGGGCGTGCGGTTGCGTTGGCAATTGGCGCAACGATATCGTGGGATAACATCACGAAGACCGTGAAAATAACGACAAAGGGAGCGAAGTAACGATGGAAAAGATTAATTGGACGCGTAAACTCGCAAGTCGGAAGTTTTGGGCACTAGTGGCCGCGCTAGGGACGAGTGTCCTCGTTGCATTCGGAGCAGGCGAGGAAGCAATCGTTCAAGTTACCGGAGTGATTGGCGCAGTTGGTGCGGTGATTGCGTATATCTTCGCGGAGGCTTACGTCGATGGTAAGCGCGAGGAGAAGTCGGAAGGAGATTCGCGTGAGTAATTACAACTATACGAAATGTGTCGCGTCCAATGGCGTCGTACTGCACGCGATTAAAACGTCACCAAACAACATCGCGCTAAAATCCAATCGTTCAAACGTGTACTCACGCTCAGATGTCGCCGTCAATGGCGGCTTTTTTAGTTTCGGCAGCGGCGATGTACTTTCCATCGCGGTACAGAACGATATGCCAGTCGCGGGCAAGCGTGGCGCATACGGAAGTGGATGGTTCAACGCTAAATATGCGCGGGGAACTCTCGTGTGGGACGCAGCTGCGCGGAAGTATTCCGTCCAGGTCGTTAGTTCTGCGAGTGATATCGTCGTATCCGATCGTTCGCGCTATTGGGCACAAGGTGGGATCTCGATGTCATTGCGGGACGATGCTGGTTGGGAAGGGATTGCCCGCGCTCAGAACATGCCGAGCATGACTGCGAGTGTGTATCGGACGGCACTCGTTTACGGCTCCGGCCTGAGCGTTTGGTTAGTCGTTACGAATACACCGTGTACTGCGTCGCAGTTTCGCGCAGCCATAAAGGAGAGAATCGGGAGTGGCACGTTAGTCGACGGAATATTCCTCGACGGTTCCGGATCGTCGCAAATGCGTTGTGATAGCGTGAGATTGCGCGGAGATGGACGAAATGTCTATTCTATCGTCGCGGTAATGTGATATAATGGAAATGTATCCGGAAGCACCGGTGCAAACGAAAAAGCCGTCGGGGAGCTAACGTTCCTCGCGGCTTTTCATCGCATATTCTTCGGCTTTTACTTTAATCCACAGCGGCCGCCCCTCGCAGACCGCATCCGGTCGTAACATGTCCCCGCGATAATCGGATTCGAGTGCTCGTTTCCCGGATTTACTAACGTTTTGCTGAGTCGTGTTTAGGAGCTTGGCGAATCCTGCCGCGCCAATCAATTCGAGGGGCTGTGTTAGTTTCCCTCGCGCACAAACTCGATTCCTTTTTCTGTCATCTCTTCGATTAATCTCTGCAACATCTGTTCAGCTCCTTTTCGTCCACCCACATAGGAGTAAATATCCGAAATGTCATGCGAGTTTGCTTGTTTGGCATCTGAAAGGTAAGGATGGGATACTGGTATTAATTCAACCTCGACAACATCGAGATTCATCGTCACCCAAATACCTGGATAACACTCCTCTGCAATTGAGAATCCTTCTTTCGCTAAGCAATCCTCGGCAATGATTAGTGACCTGCTTTCTAACGGCTGGCTACGAGTGGTATTTAGTACCTTGATTTTCATAGTACGACTGACTCCTCTCATTACTTCCTCATCCAGTTTTTCTGGCCTATCGGCTCATCCGCATATCTTGTTGTTGATTTAAATATACCAAAATAGGTTGTGTTGCACAACCGAACAATATACGAACGCAGCATAAATTTATTGGAAAACTATGTCCGCAAACGCTCCGGCAGATCTAGATTTCCCGTTGTTGTATCCGCGCTCATGTATACACGCATCCTTTCGTTAGCCTGCGCTCTCACTAACGACCACAACATCCGTATGTTACTCGTATATCCGCGACACACAAAATCCGCGCGTATTCCTTCCATATTGCGAGTTATTTCGTATACCTTTATCCCGCGCGCTCGAAACTCTCGTCTAATTTCCGTCAACATCTTCGTAACGCGATCCATTGCGGCCGAAATCATATCCGTATATATTTCCGGATTTCTCACGGACTCCTCGATAATCTGCTTATCGCGTTCGTATGCGGATAATATCATCGGGAGTAGTACGTAAGATTTAATCAATTCGAGTTCCTCTCCGGTTGCCATCGTAGGAGGCATCGTTAATCACCTCATGCTTGATTTTTGATCCTGTGCGTCGACAGGAACGTTTGTTCTTATTATAATACCGTGCCTAATTTCGATCAATGTTATTTTCCGCGAATATTTATACGATATGCCTAAACGGGACTTTCGTAATCCTGTGTATATATAATAGAAGGAAAAATACCGCACAGGATTTTTGTAATATTTTTCTACGAATTTAGATGTTGCATCACGTAAGCATACCGTGCTATAATCTTACTCACAGGACTTCTTCGAGAATGTCCTAACGAAATGATCCGAATGCGGAGAGTCCTCGTGAGCCTAACGAGTGCATAAACGGAAGCATTACGGAATATGGCGTACAAATCGCGTAACAACGCGCTTTATATGCCGGGGTGGCGGAATTGGCAGACGCACAGGACTTAAAAAACGTTGCTAGATTCGTAGATTCGTTTGCATAACGATTGCATAAACGATAGCCTTCCGTTGCATAAATATCCGTCAGCATTTCGATAGCATTTTACGAGAACCCTTCGCGAATAACGTGAAAGGGGTTTTTTATTTGGCACGATTATTACGCATAAGTGCAGACGACGACTTAAGTGGTTTAGACTGGAAGTTTCTCCTCTCTGATTTCCTCCGCCTTAAACGGGCACAGAAAGTCTCCGATCATACTCTTAACGATTACCAGCAACACGTATCCCTCTTTTTCCGGAGGTTTCCGAATGCTCCGGACTCATTCGACGAACTCAAAAACTCATGTTTTGCGCATCTCTCAGAAGAGATCGCGGCGTCCACGTACAACAATCGCTTAGTATATCTTCGCTCGTTTCTCGATCATTGCGTAGAAGAAAGCGAACTGTCATCAAATCCGCTTGCGGGAATAAAGAAAAAGAAAACAACGGGACGCAAGGTTGATATAGACGTCGATGTTTTGAAGAAGCTTCTTACATTGCCGGATCAAGGTTCTTTTGCGGGGCTTCGCGACTATACATTAATTCTCCTTACTTATGATACAGGTATTCGACCATCCGAAGCATTTCGGCTAATTCCCGAAGACTTTCGCGAGAAGGAGTCGGAACTGTATATCCCCGAGGAAACCGCGAAGTCTCGTACATTTCGGAGACTGCCGCTCTCACCAAAAACGGTGAAGGCAATCAAACGGTTGATTCACGTCCGACCTTCCGAATGGGGGAGTAGCGTGCCAATATTCTGCACATACGAAGGCAAGCATCTCACGCGCCATACGTGGGGCGACCGTATGGAAATGTACTGCAACAAGCTCGGGGTACACATCCGTCCGTATGATCTTCGTCATTCTTTTGCGCTAAACTTCTTGCGCGGTAACGGGAACGTTTTCGCATTGAAGGATCTACTCGGACACACTACGCTGAAGATGACGGAAAATTACGTTAACCTGGCGAATCAAGATTTGAAACATCAACACGCGGAAGCAACGCCTCTCCACCGGCTCGCGCCCGACGTGAAACGAGTAAATAAAATATAACGGAAGAGCGTCGGCCAATTTCGGTCGGCGCTTATTTTTTTTCGTCACGAATGCCCAACGCGTACTCTCTCGTCGGTACTATTCATTAGACGTTAAAAAAATTAAACTCTAATGTCCCAATTTAACAAAGTGGGTGCCATACATATAGTAAGGAGGTGAACAACGATAGATAAACTAGTCAGCATCGAATCGCAAACAGAATACTCCGTGATGTCCGGAACTTCCGAAACGCGCATCTTCGTGAAGATGTACGTCGACGCGGTTAAATCCGGATTGCTCGCGGACATGGGTGCGGAGAGATGGCATACGTTATGCGCGATTGCTTCGTACATGAACGCAAAGGGCGAATGTTATCCGACACAGGCGCAAATTGCACGCGGGATAGGCACGTCCAGAACAGCCGCGAGTAGGCGTATTAAAAAGCTGTTGGACTACCGCTGGAATGGGCGACCGGTCGTCACCGTCGTGAAAGACCGCAAAGGAGGTGCTTTTGATAACAACCGATACACCGTTCTTCCTATCAGCGGACTTGCGATATTTGACAAATCTAAATAATCCACCATGTGTAGTCTACGCCACACGGCACGCACGCCACATGGCGTCGGCTACACAGTAAGAAGAACTAAGGTTTTAACTAGAACTAATGTTTTAAGAAGAACCATAAATAATACGCTCGCACTAGAAAAGCACTATTGCTCACGGGCGATTTGAGAAAAGGAAATACCTTACATATATTCTCGCGCGAAGGTGTATGTAATAGATACTTGTTCGCGATAGTTGATGCCGAGTGTCAAAGACACGAAGGCTTGAGGCGTCAGCCTCATAAGCAACGCAAATATACGTTAACTCACGAAGGAGGAATTAACGATGAAACCAACGCTTACTCCCGAACAGTCCGCATCACTCAACGCAGCTCTCGTCTTTCACGGAAAATCAGGTGTATTACGCCAACACGCGCAGAATCCTAACGGTTGGCTCGCGTACACTCCGATGGGCGCGCTAAACGGACTCGACATCATGACGCTTGCCGCCGCACTCACGAACGGATGGGAAGTCGAGAAGTCACCGGTTGATGTGCTTCGCGAGAATTACGCCGAGCGATGGGCAGAGTCAGCCGAAGATAGTCGCGCTCGTTGTTATTGCGCTGGCGTACTCGAAGCACTTACCGCGACCAGTCAATTAATCGAAGGCATCAACGCATGATTCTACCGCAAAACTCCCGTCGAATTAGCCGCCTTCATCCTTCGCGAGACTAATGAGTCTACCGAGTAGGATGCACGCCTAATTCCTCGACAATTTCACGCAAATACGAAAGGAGCATGCTAAATGTTCAACGTTGAGTTAGCCCGAGAGAAAATGCGTTCGACATTCGATGTGATGAGACACTCCGAGGAGATTGATCGATCCGGCCGCGCTTTCCTTCCGGCTTCGCCAATTTATGACCTCGAATCGATCTTCGAAGTGTTGCTCGCTCAGATCGAAAAAGAGCAACGTAAGACCGAAATTTTGATGCAAGCAATTACGAAGGTGGACAATATTATTCCGCGGATCAGACAGTCAGTCGAAGAGCAATACGCTGTACTTAGCATCGCAAAGTTAACGAAGGAGGAGTCGAAATGATTAACGTTACGATTACTGAAGATTATCGCCTGACATCCGACGGCACGCAATTTATACTGCAAGTCCGCAAAATGGTTGATCCAACAAAAGCACCGAATTGGACGAAACGATTCGCGGAAGGAGCCGATCCAACTCCGTACGAAACGTGGGAGAACGACGGATTCTACTCGTTGAATGAGCGAGGTCTGACGACAGCAATCACGGCGGTTATCTATCGGACAGTTGCCGTGTCGGACGCGGAGAATTTACGTGAATTTAGCCGTTCTATCCGCGAACTAGGGGAATCTATTCGGGCGGAGATAGAGGCGCTAATTCCTCGTCCAGATTATGCGAGAGTAAGCGGTGAGGAGGAGTCGGCGAGTGAGTAGATTGATAAAATTCCGCGGCATGCCGATTGAGGATTATGGTGACGGAGGTGGTTGCGTGATGCTTCGTTGGTTCAAACGGAAGGCAACCTCTCCGATTTGTTTGCACGATTGGCATCTAGTTGATACGAGAACGGTCGAAAGCTATAACGGAGTATCCGCTGACCTTGATCTGTTTTATACGATTGGCTGTACGAAATGTAACGAACAGCGGCATATGGACGAGTGCGAATTCCGACACTTTATCCGAACCTTAAACGTAAAAGCCGTGTGATTTCGCCACACTTCTGTACAACTATTATATGACGGAGAATTTACGACATGAAATTCGCAACAATCAACGATATCATCGAGCACTACGAAAAGCAAAACGATAATAAACGGGAGGATGAAGCGAATGAAACCGACAATTCCGAATGAGGTCGCAGACGTAATCGAGTATTTACGAAGTGATAAGAATTGGTCGTATGAACAAATTCTCGAATGCCGAAATATGAAACGATACGATATCGAAGCGACTAGGATTTTACGTGAAATCCCGTTCGACACACTAATAATCGCGCTAGTGAACGGATACGAGCGCGAGCTGACGGAGGAGCAACGAGTACACGCGACTATTCGCGAAGAGTTCGACGTTCACCGTCGGGGAAACGGAGGATACGAGATAAGTATCGAGGATCGTGCGTTCGCTGACGGAATCAAATTTACGCTCAATACACTAAATATTGATATCGAAGGGGTGAATACCTAGTGGACATTGCTCGATTGATTGACATAATCCAACGAACTACGGGAGTAGATTGGCAATCCGCGCACAAAGCAGCAGTGGCGATTGTGGGTGAATTACATGATGCAAGGGACGGAAAGGAGGCGTTGCGTCAGTGTCAATCGACAGGCTAACCGGAGAAATCTCGATGACTGCAGATGAGATTCAGCGGATGAATCTATGGCTATTCGATAATCCGCGACATCAATCGTTGAGTTGGCGCGAAGCAGCGGAAAAGTTTATGACGGAGGTGCTGAACGATGGCAACAAAGAAACCACGAATCACCGCAGAACAACGAAAGGACTGGCGCAATCTTCCGTATGACCAGTGGAATACACATTCGGTACATGCCTATTTCGCGGATATGAATCGGGAGCATTACGGAGTGTCCGAATACCTTCCGATGCGGAACTGGCGCTTCGAGCAAGGCCGCATTAAGCAAGCGCTGAACGATCACGGAGCCGAATTGCTTCATCGCGCGTTCGACGAATGCTTCCGGACTTATCGGCCGACGAGGGAATATCCGTTGTTGACCGCAGGGTTCGCGATAAGCTATCGGATAAACGTGATCATTCCGAAGTTGCAAGCGGAAATGGGACAGGCGCAGGAAGTCGAGGAGGCTCCGTTGGACTATGCGGAGTTGGCGAATTGGTTGTGATTTTGTCCTTTCAGACATGAAATCCGTCCTTTCGATACAACGTCTGTTTACAGCGGAAAATAAGTATTCTAAGGTAATACCGAGCAATCTAGTGCCGAACAAGCAACGGCATTAACGGATAATCACCGCCCTGTTCGCGGCAACGGACGGGGCGGCCAACGAGAGGTGAGCGGATGATCAAAATTAAACGATACAAGTGCGCATGTTGCGGAACAAGAACGTTGCTTCGATTTATGGACGGAAGCGCGGCGTATTGTAACCGGTGTGTGATTCTCGCTAACTTGCGAGGTGATTCGAAGTGAAATTACTTGACGCGATCCAAGCGGCGGCACACGGGAAAGCTATTGTATCGTGCACAGGTAAACGACACACGCCGGATATGCTCGCGCCTATATGGACGAGCAATCGGTGCGCGTCGTATACAACGGCAGGCATGACGAAAGAAGAACGAGAAGGAGCGTGGAGTCTTGGGGCAACCATTATCGGAAGCTGAGTGGGATTATTGCTATCGAGAACAGTTAAGTTACACTACTTTAATTTTTGACGCGCTTTATGACACGAATATCGAGAAGATGGAAAGACTCAACGCAAAGCTGCGAGAGTGGCACGATCGCCTAAAATCAATGAAACCAAGCGAGGTGAGCGACCATAAGTAACGCAGGAAATTGCCTTTTGTCGCGAGTGTGCAAACTCGCAGGAACCGAACAATGCACGCGCTTATGCTCGTCGTATATCGCTACTCACGGACATTCCGGAAATGGCGGACGAGTAGGCGCGGCAGGCGTGCCGTCAGAGTATCGCAATGTGACGCTCGGTACTTCACCAGCACGCGAAGAGCAATCGGAAGCGTATCGGATTTTAGAGAGCGCGTATGTGCCGACGTTCTCACGCCAGTTCGAACCGGATGGCGAACGAATCAAGTCGATGTACTTGTTCAGTCGCGAGCCTGGTACGGGGAAGACAACGACGGCCGCTGCGTTGCTCAACGAATGGCTCATCGTTCACTACGTTGGTTCGGTACAACGCGGAAAGCGGCCGCTCGAACGGCCTGCGTATTTTCTCGATGTGAACGAGTGGCAGGAGCTTTACAACACGTTCAATCGGAAACATGTTCCGGATTCTGTGGCTGAACCGGCATCACGCGAATACTACCGGAGAATGAAACACGCGAAGGCAGCTCCGTTCATCATCATGGATGATCTCGGCGTTCGGGAATATACGGATGGATTCCGTGGTGATTTACACGCGGTTATAAACCATCGAGTCGCGAACGGAATGGTGACGATCTATACGAGCAACGTAACTATCGAAGAGTTGAAACGCATATTAGACCCGCGACTTGCGGATCGAATTCGGGACATGACGATGGTCGTTCCGTTTAAAGGCGAGAGCAAGCGCGGAATTAGGTAATTTTTTCTTTAATAATGAGTGTTTTGCCGTGAATAATGAGAAAAGAATCTCAATATATCGTTATTACGATATCTAGAAATCAACATCTTGTGTTTTTGGTGTTGACCTTCAATTATCTAGTATGTTATCGTTACTATGCGCTAAGGAGGAAAACAGTGGCAAATTACGGTGAACAGATGTTCTCGAAAGTTGTAGACAACAACGACGTCCAAGCGTTCGTCCGATTCGGCATTGAAGAGTCCGACTTTCCGACGGAGGCCGAACGTAAGGCGTATCGATTCATTCGCGAATATTCCGAACAGAATCGCGGACAAGCACCGTCATACGCGACGTTCCAAGCGGAGAATCCGGATATAATGTACATTCCAGACGTGACAGACTCATTTGAGTATATGGCGCGTCAGATCAAGTCATTTTCCGCGAAGCTTCAAACAAAGAAGCTTATAGAGCAAGAATCTAAGCAAATATTTGAAGAAAATGACGGAATTACGGCTGCCGAATTATTGAAAAAGCGAGCGGAAGAGATTATACTAAGAACACACGTTCGCACTAAAATTGCGAACACATTCGAAGATTTAGGAACATTAATCAAAACCGAGTATCAACGGCGCAAGGAAGGTAAGTCTTTCAAGATGTGGAAAACACCGTTTAATACGTTGAATACCGAGATAGGTGGACTGTTCTCAGGCGATATCTACGGTGTTATGGCTGAGTCAGGACGTGGTAAGACATACCTCACGATAAAGTTTATCGATTCACTACTACGTCAAGGCGCGAATGTGTTCGTAAAATCATTCGAAGTTAAAGCATATGGATGGTTATCTAGATTGATTTCCGTAATGACTGCGGAGGACGGTGTCATCACTATGGACGATACTTCGCAAGTTGTAGGACTGCCAAATAAGGCGATATTGACGGGGAAGCTCGATGAGGAACTCGAACAATACTTTATCGAAATGCTCGATAGGATCAACGAGTATTATCCCGGAAAATTATATTTACAAGCGAAAGGCGATCCCGAACTCACGCGCTCCTTGCGCGAGCTAGAGCAAGAATTGCAGCTCAATCCGGAGATTGATGTCGTAGTTATCGATCCTTTCTATAGCTTATCGGATGTTTATGGGAGAAACGCAAATAACGTGACAGGTGGTGCAGCCGATTACGCAGCTCGCAAATTAGAGTGGATCATCGGTGAGTACGATGTTGTCGGGATATACACGATACAAGCAACAATTGACGAGAAAAAGAGGACAGAAGAAGAGAAGCGAGAGATTGTACTACCGACTCGCGACCGCGTAAAGACGACCAAGGCCGTGGTGGAGATAGCAACCAACCTGTTCTCGTTTGACTCAGTCGACGGGTTAGCAAAGTTAGGAGTCGAAAAAGGAAGGAACGGTGCGGAGGACGTGGTTCTTGAGTTAATCGCGTTACTTGATTACGGAGTACTCAAAGAAAATAGTGTCGAGGAAACTGCGGAACGATTCCAATTTTCCCCCTAATGTTTTTGAAGACTAACGATGCAGGATCGGGATGAAGTGATGCAAGAATAGTGCCAGTAATAGGCGATATTACAGGTCTTTAGGGAACTATAAGCTCAAATAAGCTTGTAAAAAGTAATACAATCAACAAATTTAAATTGAGTTGTATTATCTAAAGAAACACTTATTGTATTTACAAATAACACTCATTGGTGTATTATCAAATAAACCTTAGATGTTTCTTTGGAGGAACCAAGAATATGCATGAAGTTGGAGAGATTATAAGGAAAAGAAGAATTGATTTAGGGCTATCGTTGAGGGATGTTGCTGTTTTGGCCTCTATCAGTCATTCTCAATTAAGTAAAATCGAAAGAGGGGACAGCAGACCCGCATCCAACACATTAATGGCGATTTTGAGTGCGTTGCACTTCACGAATGATGAGATCGAAAAGATATATAGCACTTTCGTCAGCGATGATATCAGCGAGTTCAAGCATCTGTACCCTGGATCGTTCCCAATGATAAAAGAATCAACCTCTGATTACAGAATAGAAGTGTCTATGAAGAGAAATATAGTTAATTGGTTAGTACAAAATGAAGAAGGTCTCAGTTATAAAGAAATTGAACTAATCGCCGATGAAATGTGTGACTTTTTCACAGCAAGAAAAAGGTCCATACTCAAAAAGAGGTGAGAAAGAATTAATAATATAATCGTCGAGATAGAACAATATCAATGGGACAATCCTAGCTGGTCATCCGACAAGTTTACCGCAAGTTCACCGTTTCGTACGGGCGATTCCTCGGCCTCATTTTATGTTTGGCTCGAAGACAATCCGCGATTCCATGCGAGGGCAGGCGATTGGGGCGATAGCGGTGCAATAGATGACGAGTGGCGACGCGGAGATTTTACGAAGCTCCTGTCGTTTCTCCGACGAGAGAGTTACGCAGAGACTGCCGAATATTTACGTTACACCTACGCGACTGAGTGGACAAGCGAAGAGGAGTTGACGCTTAGTCCGCCGAAGTTGACGCTCGAAACCGTGAGTCGACCGTTAGACATGCGCCTGCTCAACCAATACACGTATCGACATCCGTATCTGGAACAGCGTGGGATTTCCGACGCAGTCCAGCGAGTGCTACGCATCGGATATGATCGCGTGAGACAAGCCGTAACTATTCCGTGGTTCCTTCCGGATGGTCGCCTCGGCAACGTCATGTATCGTAGTGTCAACTCGAAGGTGTTCTGGTTCGCGAAGGCATGTCCATCGTGCGGTCACGGACATCTAACGCGAGATAACGTGACATATCGTTGCAAAGCTTGCGGACAGGAGCCAGCACAGCCCATCGAGGGTATGCCGATCCGCAACATGTTGTACGGGATTGACGTTATCTATCGTAAGAAGGTAAAACGAGCAGCGCTAGTAGAGGCTCCGATAGATTCGGCATTCCTCATGACATGCGGAATCCCTGCGGTAGCTGTCGGAGGAACTGCGTTCAACGAGGCCAAGCGAGATTTGATCGTTCGTAGTGGTATCGAGGAGGTCATATTGTTCACGGACAATGACGCGCCAGGCGAGGAGATGAAGCGTAAGGCTATCGAGCTTCTCGATGGTTTCGTAACTTTAAAGGAGGTGGTGTATCCGGAGGGATGTAAAGATCCGTGCGATGTCGGGGATTCAAATACCATAAACTCAATGGTTTACAATTCTACTAAGATAAGTAAAACTTTGATGTTGGTAAACTAATATTTAACATGGTAAAATATGAGTATAAAGTAAGTTAACGAAAGCGTTAAGTAGATGCTAGACGAGGACGGCAATCCTCATCCGCCATCTCTACGCTTTACGCGGTAACTATAAAAATCATTTACGGAGCAGTTTAGGATGGACGAGTAAATGAGAGCATTGTTCATGCCCATCATTCTATCCAAACTATTATACATACTAAGTTGCTGCACCTTGACTCCGATGATGTCCGCGAATTGCTGCGGGGATAGTCCGCGCGAGTGGATTATTTCGTAGAGGTGACAACGTGTGACTTCGATGTCCATACGCTGCCCTCCGATATGTTAGAACAATTCTAGCATATCAAAAAAGGCAATCGAAAAAAAGTTTAAAAGAATTTATGAACACATGTCCCAAAACGAAGCAATGAGTGCCATATATATAGTAGAGAGGTTAAACTGAAGAGAAAAGGAGAAGTAAGATGACAGAAAAAGCGAAGGAGCTTACTTTTGAGGATGTATTAATTCGCTATTTACCCGAGATAAACAAAACATCATTGTCCCTTTGGTATAGAGTGAGAGATGAGACAGTTTTCCAGATGAGGTGCTACAACAGTTTAGAAAGAGCTGTAAGGAGATATAGTAATCGTAAAGGAAGTATAGATGCACTTGTCAAAAAGTCGATATGGAATGCGAGATCGAATGTATTGAAAAAGAATCAAGTACCGTGGGAGGAATTTGACCCCATAGACAAGAGAGATTACGGTGAGGAACGAAGAGAATTACCAGACGATTTGGCGGTCGTCGATGATAGTTTCCTAGTAAGTGAAAGAATCACCTTCTTGGCGGAAGGTGATTCCCGTAGGGTTTTTATTCTAAAGGCGTGGTCTGAAGGATTCTATGAAGAATCCAAGCTTGCAATGTTCTTGGCGGAACAGTTTGGCGGCACTAATAGTGGCCAACGCAAGTTTATCCAGCGCTTTAGAAAAGAATGTCGAGAGAAGCTGCGGCAAACAGCTTAACTCTTCGTGTTAAGCGAATAGAGGTTCGAACACAAGAGACGGCAATCTCAAAATGTCTCGCGACTATCTTTACGCTTAACTATAGGAACGAGAAAGGCAATCAAGCACGATGTCTTTCTCGGCTCCTAGCATATTGTACACAAACCGCAGCCGGACATCAAACTGAAAATGATGATAGGTAGGCTTGTTTGAGTGCGTCTTCAAAAGAATTACAGCAATTTAAAGCACTTAAACTATTTCTAATATATCTAAGTTATCCCCAGTTGTCAAACAAATTATTCACTTACTTGGGGTTTTCAATACAAAATAACTACTTTTTGGAGATGAATATATGAACATTCAATCATATATACGAATGATATCGCGAGAAGTTTCGCAAGTGTCCGACGTTGTTTCCGATTACACATCGCGCAACGAACTCGATCAAATTTCGCCTGAAGACGATCCTGCCGATTATCTCCGTTCTATCGGCGGCGTTCGGCTCGGATAACGGGAGGTGGGCGAGGTGTCAGAAACGATAATAAAAATCGAACCACATGCATGTAAACGTGCAAGAGAAAGGTTCGGTGTCGAGAACGACAAAGCTGGGAATTGGATTCGCGAACAATTTGCAACATCGGTTTATATCGGCGACACGTTCGATAAGCTCGGTAACCTTCGTCGGATTTTCAGCAACGGTTCTGTTCTTATCGTTGTAAACGCGAAGGAGTTGCGTGTCCACTCGGTATATAAGCCGGAAAGAAGGAATCGTGAAATTAGGCATAAAGTCACCGACCTCGTGGAGAAGGAAGCTCGTCGGATTGGTCGGAAACTCGAAAAAATCAGACGAGAATCTACCATTAAAATAGCGGAGCTTAACGTAGAGATTGCGGAAATAAACTTGCGTAAAGTCAAAGCGCGAAGTGAAGCGGTAAAGCTTGCGTGTGATGGACGTATCGCAGCACTTTACGAAGAGATACGGGAGTTTCGTATCTTACTTGAGAGCGCGGAGGCCGAGTGGAAGAGTGCGGTCTATACGAAAGCAGCTTATGTATGACGCAATGACACGGACTTTATGTCCGCGTCGGCCATACGGCATTAGCGTTGAATTTATGCCCACGTAAATGATCCTTAGGCCGAGGTCGTGGGAAGTAGGCGTTAGTGCCGTATCGCGGACGCGGGAATATCCCGAGTTCGACAATAATTATGCGGGAGGAATGCGTAGATGAGCATTCGTAATGTACTAAAACAGCGTGAGGAAAAGCGCGACCAAGCAGCAAATGGCGGAAGTAACAGTAATCTTCCGGAAGGCGTAACGCGATACGTACGACTCGGCCAAGAGCTAAAAGACGGAAAGACATTCGTCTTGCTCGCCGATCCGGACAAATGGTTCTTCTACTATACGCATGAAGACGGAGACTTTGCGACACGATCGACTTATGTACGCAAGCATACGTGTCTCCACAGTCCTCGCGGAACTGGCGAAGATTTTACGAAGTATGAAAAGCCGGATAAAGCCGCGTGCATCTCGTGCGCTGCGAAGGCCAAACGCAAATTGTACTTTATGGTTCCTGTATTCGATCCGGAGTATAACGAGTGGCGCGTGCTGGACTTAAAAGAATTCCACGCGTCGAACATTATCGGGGATTTCGACAAGCTCGAAAAGGCCGCGAAGAAGTTCCAGAAGGACTACACGCTTGTTGGCGACGCGGTGGTAATCGGAAAGACATCCGACGGAAAGTCATACGAAATGTCCTCCGGTGAACTTGATGATGCCGTCCTTGAAGCCGCGAAGAAGCTCCTCGGACAACCGATTGATTACGCTGAACTCGCAAACTTCCGAGAAGTTGACGACATCACGAAGATTCTATCGGAAGCATCGGACGAAGCGAAGTTGGACAAATCGGTACTCGGCGCTGCGGCAACGTCGGCTCCTACGAGTGAGCCGTTCTCGGACGACGGGAAGCCGATCGACATCTCGGCCGATGATCTTCCTTTTTAATCGGAGGTGACCGCGAATGTATCGATTACTCGAAATCATATCGGTTCTAGCGCTTGCGGCAACGGGTGGATTCGTCCTGGAACGTGGCGGAATCGGCGTAGCAATCATTGCGTTTGGGGCGGCATTCGTCTTCGCCGTCCCGATGCTCCACAACGTAGAGGAGGCGGAACATGGCAAGTGAGTCCACGAATATCGGGACTCATTCGGAGTTGCGAGTGATGTTAGCGTTGCTCGCGAATGGGTACGAAGTGTCACAGCCGATTGCACCCGAGCCTTACGATCTGACGGTGCGCGATCCGAGAAACGGCGAGCACTTCCGAGTGCAGGTGAAAACGGCTCGCGTACGGGAGGATCGCGACAGAGCAATCGTAATCCAAGCTCGGAAATCAAACGGGCAAATTTACACACGCGAAGATTGCGATTATATCGCAGGCGTGACGGAAGATGCGGTGTATTTGATTCCAAACGTGGAGCAGACCGAGTATTGGGCACGACCCGACTTGATCGACGATAAGTGGACACGTTTGGAGACGGCATATCAACGCAACTAATACAAATTCGGGAGGAATTTATTAATGGCGAAATTAAACGGTGTAGTTCTGACGGCGGAAGCAATCGCGTACAACGGTGTGAAGTACGAGAAGATCGACGTGACTCCGAAAGCTGGCGACATCCTTCGCGTTGATGAAACGGGTTCCGAATATGTGACAACGGGTGCGTATTACAAAGTAGAAGGCATTGACTCTAACGACGATCCGCAGATTATTGATAACATCGGCGATGATTTTGACGGGTATTTCATCGAGTACACGCTGTTCCGTAAAGTATCCGTGCCGCAGACGCAGCAGTATCGCGAGGTGAATCGAAAGGCGGAAGTTGGTGAGAAAGCGAAGGTAGTTGGAGGATATTCGCATTCGTTTAAACGAGGCGATATCGTAGTTGCAATCACGGAACAGTCATATGTGACAAACGGCGTTCGCTTTAGACGAGATGACGGTTATGTACAAACGTTGGTTCATACGTACGGAGATTACGTTGTCCTTGAGCCAATCGTGGAACAATCGGATGACATCATCGAAGTGGACGGCGTGAAATACCGCAAGGTTGATCGTAAGCCGAAAGTTGGTGACTTCGTTTATATGCTCCATAATGAAACGGATCTAACAAAGGGAAAAGTTTACGAAATTAAACGATTGGGCGTATCAGAACGAGGCGTATTCTTCGACGACATGGATGACGAGCGCAGTTTCTGCAACAGTGGTACATCAAAAGGACGTATTCTCGTAGAGCGCATCGCAACGGCCGACGACCTCCAACGCCAAGTTTCCGAGTTGCAATCGCAACTTGCCGAGGCCGAATCGAAACTGGCAACGCAGAAGGCGGAGGAAGAGAAGGCGAAAGATCCACGCATTGCTTTCGAAAAAGGCGACAAGGTGCGATTGGTTAGCGGCGGTGGTGTGAGTCCGTTGTACGGGTATAAAAACGGGAATGTGTACACCGTAAATAATCCGCGATATCTCATCGGTAACAAGATCCAAATTACAGGCGGTGAGCAACAGACTGGGTACGCACTCCCTTCGCAGCTCGCGAAGCTATCCGAACAGGAAATCGCGGAGATGGATCGATTGAAAGTCGGGGAGTATGCGAAGGTTATCGGGGGCAGTACCGGCCGCGTCGGGGATATCGTAATCGTCGGACTTGATGATAAATCCACGCTTCCGTTTAAAGTATACGCTCTTGACGGCGCACGCATCGGTTGGAAACATGAGAAAAACGTCGTCCGCGCAACTGTCGAAGAGGTCGCGGAAGCGCGCCGCAAACTTGAAGAGGAAAAAGCAAAAGCCGAAGAAGTCGCGAAGTGGGCGGCAATCGGACGCGAGGTAGGCGAGTTTAAGAAGGGTGATGTCGTTAGATACAACAGCAACACTGGCGGAAATGCTCTTAATGAATACAATGGCATCGTCACAACGATCGTAGAGGTCAACGGAGTCTTGAATTCTCCTCGCTACCGTCTAGAAAAGCCGGTATTTGTTCAGAACTCATCTGGAACATGGGCGAGAGGTAATCATTTAACATTGATCGCGCCAGCCGGATCCGTCGTCAGTCTCGCGGTAGCCAACTAAAGAACGGAGGGCGATACGATGGAGGTCAAACTGACCTTGCGCTCGCCGAACGACTCCAAGGCGCGGGACGCCGTTAAACAAGCGGTTGAGCGACGCAGCAAGGCGAAGGAAAGCATCCAGGAAGCGTTTGAACGGGTCGGCGGCATGAAGCTGTCGGACAAAGAACGCGAACTCTACGGAATAGCAAAACGGGCGTACTTCTCGGGAGTGACAGGCAGACTTTCCGAGGGTGCGCTGACCAAGGGCGAAGTCCTCGCAATGGGGACGAAAGTTAAACGGGAGAACGAGAGTGCGGCGCGGCAACGTCGCATCTCGGAAACTCTCCGGACTAAGCCGGAGAATTATCACATAATCACGGATGAAACGGATCTTCCGCAGATGATCGCTCGTCTGCGGGAGGAAATCCGATTGCAGCAACAAGACGATTGGTTCCGCGAAGTGTTCGACTTGTTCAACAATACGTTGATTCGTCGGAAGTTAGTCGAACGCGGCGTCGAGATTCCCGCAGTCGTGTCCCTTACGGTGTGGGATACGGAGACATCCGGAGTTGATCAGCGAATTGATTTAACGGGGGGCTACTCGCTATGGCTTCCGCTACTTAATGAAGGATATTACGTCGCGTACGGACATCTGACGGGAGAGAAACAATGTCGCCGTTCGATAGCACTCGGAGCTATTCGTCAGTTCATGGAGAGTCCGCGTCAAATCAAGTCGTTCCACAACGCACCGTTCGACTTGTCGATGTTTCGAAATGACGGGATCGACGCGAAGGGTGTCCGTTATGACTCGATGGATGCGCAGAACATTCTCAACGATCACGAAGAAAGCTATGGCTTAAAACAATTATTCACGAAATACAAACGGATGATCGGCGGAGCTGCTCTCGAAATGGATGACTTTACATTCGAGGACTTGTTCGATAAAGGCTCGCCGATGGTTTACGAAATCGAAGTTGTTGGAATATACGCGATCAAAGACGTCCACAAAGGATGGTTCCTGACGAAATGGCAAATCGACATGTTACGTAAGCACGATGACCTTCACGTTCCATACTTCGAGATTCGACAGTATCTACCGGAAGTCAACGTCACGATTGAACGTACTGGATTCGAAATCGACCTCGATGGACTCGCGGGATTAGGCGTTGAGTATCGCGAACGACTCGAACAAGCGCGAGTAGATCTGTTCCAGGCGTACAACATCGACGATGCGTTTCTACTCGACATGTCGATGGTGTTGAAAGGCGATAAGATTCGCGAGTGGATAGAGAAGCAGACGCAACGTATTGCGAAACAATCCGATATGTTGACGAAATGTCGTGCGGAACTGTCTACCGCGAATCCATCGACGAAGAAGTACGCGCAATTGAAAGAACGGATCAGTCGATATGAAACGGAGAAACTCGCGGAGCCAATTCCGCAGAATGCTCCGGATTATATCGCGGAATTTAACATCTCGTCCAACGACCACATTGCGTATCTGATTTACGACCATCTCGGAATCAAGGATCGTACGAAAGACATCGTAAAGGACAAGAAGAAGGTACGCGCAGTATCCAACGACGTGTTACAGCGTTATTTCGACGAGGAGGAATCGTTGAAGCCGCTGGCCGAGTACGCAAAGTTCGATAAGCTGCTCGGGACGTACGTCGATAAGATTCCGGACGCGCTGGACGTTGATGGACGATTGCACACGCAGCTCAAGACGGTATCGACCGGACGCTACGGATCTAGTGGATACAGCGGCAAGCCTAACGAGATGATGCCGCGAGAAGTTAACGACGGCAATTTCATCGAGATCATGCAGCGGCTTGTCGAGTGTGAGACGAAGGTTCCGAAAGGGACGAACTTGCAGAACATCCCGTCGCGGAACGAAGAGGGGGTGCGAGTTCGTAAGACTTTTAAACCTCGTGAAGGATACGTGTTTCTTGGATCAGATCTTTCATCAATAGAGCCGCGTATTCAAGCTCATCGAATGGCGGCGGAGTTTAATGATCAGATATTTGCGGACATGTACCGAAATGGCTTCGAGCCATACGTTGAATTTGCCGCTATTTTATTCGAGGTTCCGAAAGAGGTCTGTTACGAGGCGTATTACAAATCCGTCAAGGGAACACCTAACGCCGTTCCGCCATACCGGAAGCTCATGAAACAATTGTTCCTCGCGGAAGGTTACGGACAGGCTTTCGAACAATTCTACAAGTCCGTTCAGCCTTACGGAGTATCCGAGGAACAGGCGCGGAGAGCTTACGCCAAGTTTGACGAAGTATTGCCGGGATTCAAACGGATGGTCGAGACGACCTTCGAACACTTGCGGACTCACGGATGGGTCGCGACTCTGTGGGGGCAAAAGCGGAGGTTTCCGGAATACGTCAAGCAATGGAAACGACTATGTCAGCTCATGCGTAAAGCCGGAATCCGCGATAAGAACGACCCTGAACTCGGCAAGAAATCGTCGAAGCTCAAATGGGAAGAGCGTTCGGAGTTTTGGGAGCTTATCAAGGCGACCGGCCGCGCGGAGAGACAGGCGTTCAACCATACGATTCAAGGATCGGGCGCGAACGTTCTCCAATTGTGTATGATCCGCAGCTATTACGAACTGACGCTTGCTCGCGGATGGGAGTTTAACTTGACGCTTCATGACGAGCAGAAGCATAGTCTGCCGATCGAAGAGCTTACGCCGGAAGCTATCGCGCTATATGACGACATCATGACGAATACGGTGACGCTGGAAACTCCGTTAGAGTGCGATACAGTCATTGAGATCGTGTGGATGAGCGAGTATGGCGCGGAAGATTGGGATTTTGAGAAGAGAAAACCGAAGGGGGCAGCGTAAATGAAAGTTGTTGAGACGCACAATATCGATGAGGAATATGGAAAAGGTTCCGTGTATGTCACGCTATATGATAATGAAGGAAAGCGTATCGCAAGTGTGGTTATCTGCGCGGGAGAGCCTGAAGACAACACGTTCAATCGCGATCTGAATGGCGCATACAAGATCGCAGCTCTCGTCAAGGCTGCTTATGAAGCTGGAAAACGCGGCGAGACTTACGAGTACAAATTTATCGATGAAAGCGAGGGCGAGTAAGTGGAAATTAAAATATCAAGCGATGAATTGCGCGAGTATGGACTTCCTGACTGTGGGTTTGGTGGGGTGGAAGTCCTCGAAGATACAATCACGAATACTTCGCGGTGGTCTATCCACCATACGCTAGTGTTCCGCTGGATTGATGGAAAGACGTATAGAACGGAATACTCCGAGGGCGCTACGGAATGTCAAAGCGAAACGCCGTGGGAATACGAAGACTTCGTGGAATGCGAGGAAGTCGTGAAAGTCCCGAAGACAATCGAAGTTTGGGAGGCGGTTTAGTGTCCGAAATATGCACGGTAGTTGACATCGAGACGACCGGACTTGATCACGAGACGGATCACATAACGGAAATTGCCGCAATCCGAACGGATGGTATACGCGAGATTGGACGATTTCACACGCTCGTTAGATTGCCAGACGGAGTCGTGATTCCGCCAGAAATTACGGAACTAACCGGAATCAAGGGCGAAGATTTAACAGGTGGAATGTGCGAGTGGGATGCGTTGTCAGCGTTGGATTACTTCGCGTTTGGTACGACAATAGTTGCGCATAATGCTCCGTTTGACCTGGCGTTTATCTCGCGAGTATTCACGACTACTAGATTCGTATGTACTCGGGCACTATCGAAGTTAG